AATAGTACTTGAAGATGGAGAAGATAATGAAGACACTGGAGATGGTATTATTGAATATTTGAGGGCGGTAGACGAAAAAAAAAAGATAATACGCAAATCTTCTGAGAACGATTTACGAGTTTATTTAGAAGATACCGGTATTGATACTGCAAAGATGATTCGCGAATTGGAATTAATAGGCGAATTATCAATGAATTATACCATAGAAATTGATGACAATCTATCAGGATCAACAAATAAGACAACATTGCAGTCTTTGATTCAGTTTATTTCGAAAGATTTTGTTACAAATAATAAGTTCAAGGAATATATTGATCAACCTGTCCGTACTACTGACGATGTTAAATTTAACTCTGTAGTAGCCAAAGAGAGTATAAAGACGGGGAAAGTCACTGCTGAAGAAGTAGTATCCGAAAACTTTACTTCCGGCTTATTAGGTGTCGGCCACAGGCTTTGGAATGGAGTTTTGGAGGTAAGCGAACTCATAGTCCGCAAGACAATGCATGTTTTTGAAATAATCGTCCAAAAAATTACTTCTGTGAACGGTAGTATGCTTACGACACCAGGTGGAGGAATAAGGATATCAGAAGTAGAGGAATTGGAAGATGGTTACAAATGTTTCTTTAACAATGATGACGGGACAATACCGAATCCTTTTGTGGTAGGAGACCAGGCCTTACATCAGGTATTTACCGGAAAAAATATTAGCAGATACTGGCGTCTTGTAACGGAAGTCGGTGATAATCATTTCGTTTTGAGCAAAACGGATTGTGAATCAGGAAGTGATATCCCAAAAGTAGAAGATGAAATAATCCAGTTCGGCAACAGAACCGACAGAAGCCGACAGAATGCAGTCCTTACTACCTCTTATGGTTTGGATGCTCCCTATACGGCATATTATTCCAACGTAAACAGTTATTCTCTCGAAGGGAAAGAAGACGTCCGTGAGGGTAATTTGAGAGGCATCAATGACCCTGATTTCGGACAACTTTCAGGTAGTGGATTTTACGGTAAGAATGTTTATTTAAAAGGTATCTTTAGGTTGTTGTCCGGCAAAACGGTGGAAGAGTCCATCGGAGACGTGCAGAGTAACCTGGACAACCTCCAAGTAGGAGAAACCAACCTTCTTGACAATAGTAACAAGGGATGGAAGAATAGTTATTATCTAACAGCGACAATTTACTTAGGAGATTACAAACCCAAAGAAGGAGAAGAATGTACAATTGTTATTAAAGGGAAATTAGGAACTGATAAAACATATTTTCGCATATTTAATTCAGGTGGTTCGGTTGTATTAACTGGATTATTCCGAAATATGTTTAATGCAGATAATATTGCAACAAGAACCTTTAAATGGAAATTAGAACAATCATCGGTCGTTGCTGATAATAAATTCATTAATATATATGCATACGAATCAAGTGTAGTTGCAGAATCTGAAATAGAGTGGGTAAAACTAGTATTAGGCAATAAAACTTCGCTATTGTGGACCCCCTCTATCAACGATCAGAGGCAGATTGCAATAGATGAAGCGGGAAAGGTTGTTGATGGGATACAGATCGGTTCCCAGAACCTTATATCCAAAAAAATGATGTTGAAGTGGAATGAGAAGAACAAGAATATTGCGGTCTGGGGGCAGGATGCAGACGGGGTGTATCTCAGGATAAATGAAGGACTACTGCATAAAAATTGGGCGGGCAGCAATGAAATTGCTAATCCGGTATTTGATTTGCAATTCAAACCCGATACACAGTATGTATTATCTGTTGAATGGAAACTTGCAGCAGTACAAAATTACGATGGACTTGCTTTCAGGATATTTTACACTGATGGAACGGCAGAATGGCATGGATTAACAGGAACAATAATCACAAAAACAATCGCCAGATTAATTACGAAAGCCGGGAAAACAGTGCAGAAAATATCTGCGTCATACGGAAGCAGTAAAGCCAATACACTAATCTACAATATCTCCCTAATCGAAGGCAATAAACCCTTGCAAGGCTTCCCCGTTGCAGAAGAAGACCAGGTCGGAGCAAATAATGTGAATCTGGCGGAGGGGACAAAAGGGCCGTTTACGGTTGAAGGGGGGACAAATACTTATGCATATAAAGCTCTGTATATTCCTGTAATCAAGCCGAATACAGTTTATTATGTGAATGCCCAAAATATAGAATTCTTATCAGGCAATATTAGCAAGTGTGATTTCATTTTATTTGATAAATCTATTAAATCTTATCTAACAACTACTTACCATCACCTTTATGACAAAAACGGTGGTATTATAATTACCAGAAGCGATTTTGAAGCTCAGGAAGGGTATTTACTTTGTTACGCCGGAGAATCAGGGCATACCGCTGGGAATTCGGTCCGGTTTACCGAAGTCATGCTAGTCGAAGGCTTTCTTCCGGCCCCTGTTTGGGCTCCTTCTTTCTCCGAGCAGCAAGCAGAAATAAAAACGATAACGAAAACCCTGACCGAAATTAAAGCCGAAAACGGAGAAATAAGTTTAAGGGTTAACGAAGTTTCTGAGAGAGTGGAAGAGGCTAAACAAGAGGCAATTGATGAAGCAAAAGAATACACAACTATTCAAACATATCGTGAAACAGATATCGACTTAAGGGCTGAAAAGTGGGATCAGGACACATATTATCCGGTAACTATTAAATTATCAAACTCAGAAACAAGGATAGAAGTTGTTTCGCCACTTAATGGTGATTTTGGAATACCAAAATGGTCAACGCATGAATTAGGTTTTTCAATGAACTGTGTATGGCGTAGTAACGGGAGTGGATGGGGGGCAAATGTTGTTAATAGAATAATTGAGGTTTTCGAATGTAAATTTACCAAGGAAATACCCGATACTACCCCAGTGCAATATATACTCCCTGCCGGATGGATTCGGCAACTAACCAGTAGCAGCGAAGAACTTATTTATCTTCGTGGAGGTGGTAGGTACCTATTTAAAATCGGGAACAATTGTGTAGCAGTAGTACACGATAGTCGTTATACGGCTCCAGATGGGTCATCTGTTGCTCCTACTGCTTCGGTAATCAGGCCTGTTCTTACGAATGCAACAAAGGAAGAACTTAATGCTGAAATAAATATAACAAAAGGATTGATCGAAAATAAAGTATCTCTAGATGTCTATAATGAAAATGATCAATTAATAAAATCAGATATTAGCAATTTACAAGTTAGTTACAACCAAATTTCTTCTACAGTATCTAAAATTATAAATGGTACCCAAGAAATATCTGGTGTTGTAACACAAAGTAATTTCGTTACAATTTTTTCTTCAAATAAAAATGCATTAGGGCAAGAAGTTATTGAATCTATTAATGTTGGCGGAGGAGGCGTTACAATTGATGCAAGTAGGATTAATCTTAATGGAGCTATTAGTGCAAACGGGAATGTTCAGATTACAACAGATGGAAAACTTATTGCAGTTAACGGACAGTTTACAGGAAAGATTACAGCGACAGAAGGAGAAATTGCCGGACTGAAATTAAGCAATAATGGATTGAGATCATCTGATTTCAATGAGAGTTCGAAAGTAGGCTCTTGTTATGCTAAAGATGGTTTTTCTGTATATGCATCAGGGAATGGTGTACTTACCCCTTCAACAGGTGGAATGCAAGCCGGAATAATAACAGCAGTAGGAGATTTTATAAGTCATATAACTGGATTGGAAATAATTGCCAAGGAAACATCGTATAATAATGGATCATCTTCAATAGTTACTGCCTTAAGAATACAAGCTGAGAACAGATATTACGGTACTCCATTTGATCCACCTCTTGCGATAGAGGTAGTTTCTGGAGATGTATTATTCGGTGGTAAAATGACAGTTAATAATACATCTATCTTTAGAGGTCAAATATATTTAAATCTTAATAACATACCAAATATTTCAGGGGCTTCGAATTATTACCTATGTATAAATAGATCAACCGGACAATTAAGTTACAGATAAATTATAAAAAACATGGAAATTAACTATTTTATTTCAGCAAAAGCAACGGCAACGGTACAGAATATAAATGTATCGCTGAGTGCAGAGTATCAAAAAGAGCAAGCACCGGAAGTTATCTCCGTAGTAGCAAACGGATACTTGGACGACGGGAAGAAATTCATGAATGCAACCCTTAAATACAATCCTAAGTCCGAGGATTTCAATTCGATTAACGGATCAAATGTTGACTTGGGTATTATTCAGGGGATTGTTCCATTAATTACGGAATTTTATAGAAAGATTACTGAAACATTCACTAACTACTAACAAAATGAAATATAGTTTTGACGTAAAAGATGTATCAGCAATTGATTTGTTAGGTAATAATTATATCCAATTGCTGGAAGAGAATCAAAATAAAGGCATTCATCAACTTGTCGGAAATGCCGTGTATGTGTGCACAAACACAATTGAAATGCATGAAATTGCCAAAAAGATATTCAACGGGGAAGCTGTGGATATGAATGAAAATGAGACAGAATTATTCAAAGCCTCAATAATGGATTCAACCTGGCATGTTTTTATTAAAAACGCTATTATCTCTGCAATCAAAAACAAATAAAAAAGAGGCCGCCCTCGCGACCTCTATAAATATTTCCCAAGCAACCCCAAGTCAATCTTATGTTGCAAATTTACAAAGTTTTTTTTGAGAATACAAAAGAATAATTTAGAAATATAAAACAATATGAACAAAGAGGAATGGAGAAGGTTAATAACCGAAACGCTGAAAGAAACAGGCTTGTACTCTGACAATGCAAGAGATCTTATCATGGGGACGTTTGCTCAGGAAAGCAATTTTAAGTACACCCGGCAAATTGGCGGTGGTCCGGCTTTAGGATATGGGCAGATGGAGCCGGCAACCTTCAATGATATTGTGGTTAATTTTCTCCGGCATAAACCGGAACTAATGGGGAAAGTAATGAAAGCATCCGGTGTTGTCACTTTGGAGCCTGAGATGCTTGTAGATAACAAAAAGCTGATGATCTGTATGGCCCGCATACATTATTTGCGTGTAAAGGAGGCATTACCTTCGAATAAGGATGTTTGGGCGATGGGTGAATACTGGAAACAATATTACAATACGCCATTAGGCAGAGGGACCGTAAAGGAGTTTGTCGAGAACTATAAAAAATATTGTTTATAACAATGTTTCGGGAGGGGATAGAAGTACCACATTTAAATTAAGATTATGAGTGAAAGAAACACAATTTCGGCAATGGTATCAGTATTCATGAGTGGTTTTATGGATTTTATCGAACCTTTAAAATGGTTCATGTTGCTTGCACTGATATTAATTATCGTAGACCTGAGGTTTGGGATAGCGGCATCCAAGAAAAGGGGTGAAAGAATCCGGTTTTCACGGGCTGGGAGAAGGACTATCAACAAAATGGTAGATTACTTATGCTGGATTCTTCTTGCCGGAGCTATAGGGAAGACATTTGGAGAACCTTTTGACATTCCGCTGCTTCCTTCTATTGTCCTGTTGGTCATATACGGGTTTGAGATAAATTCCTGTTATGGGAATTACTTTGAAGCTCACGGTCGGCATGTAAAGGTCGATATTTTTAAATTTTTCAGGCGGAAGTCTGATATTATTGACATAGAAGAAAAAACAGAAAAATGAGGATAATAATTATACTGATAGCCCTTTCTATATTCTCCTGCCGGAGTATTCAGTACGTGCCGGTAGAGACAGTAAAGACAGAGAAAGAATACATTGACAAGATAAAGCGGGATAGTATCTATGTACGCGACAGTGTATTTGTTCTTGTTAAAGGCGATACAGTTTTCAGGGACAAATATCATATTGTGTATCGTGATAGGCTTATGCATGATACGGTAAATATAAGCAAAACAGATAGCATCGCGGTCCCCTATCCGGTTGAAGTTGTAAAAAACAAAGTACCAAGCATTATGTGGTGGCTTATCATTTTACTGGCAGCATTCAGTATACCGTCTGTATTAAAGATTATCCGGTTTATCCGGGGCAAAATATAAAAAGAAGCCCCACTTCAAAAATATAGCGTACCACCACTACATCCTGTCTGTAAGACTTCTTTCGGGGAGTTTTACGGACAGGATTTTTATTGGTTGCACTTTTTTGAGAAAAAATTTATGAAAAAATTACAAAGGCCGAGTACGATGGTGCGTAACAAACAAGTTATCAGCATATATGAAGAATTAAAAAATTCAGAAAAATATTCAGATTTTTTCCATTTGCTCCCACGCTCTTTCATATATGATAAAATAAAGGAACAGACCGGGCTGTGTCACAAGACAATTGCTGACATACTAAATCACCGCGAAAAAGAAGAGTGAATATATATTCAAGACATGATACTGAAATAAAATAGTCTATTTTAGGATTTGGGTTAATCCATTGAGAATCAGGTTGCGGATTTTGCCGGAGCGATACGAAATCTTCCTTCTCAATAAAATCTCTTCTTAATGCCTCAACTGCGTCGGATTTCTTTGTGTAAACCAATGGCCAAACATCTTCCAAGTTTACCGGAAATTCTTCTTTTGATTTTGCTAACTTTAGAACAGCCTTGAAATAATCTTTAACTTCATTTTCGCTACTTTGTTTTGTTAATTGTATTGTTTTCATATCTTTGAATGTTTTTTGCAAAGACTGGGACGGCCAAATCACAAGTCAATGCAGTTAAAAGGAAAGGGCAAAGGAATGACTGCCTAATGTGAGAGCTTGCAGTTACTCCGATGCCCTTATTTTAGTTAATTGGCATATCAAATACCTGCTTTAAAACATTTTCGGGATAGGTTTTGACTTTCCCGAATCGCGGATCTGGTATTTCCTCCGGTTCAATGCCAAGTTGTCTGCAAAGATTACATGCCTTCCTTCCCAAACTTGCTGCCAGTTTTATTCCGACCTGTATTTTAAGAAGTGTTCCATATCCGGCAATGGTAAACCAGTTTTGGTGTGTAGTCTGTTTTGCCTCAATAACTTTAACTCGATCATCTATCTCTGAAATACGTTTTTCCTGTGCTTGCAGGATTTGGATTGACTGAGCTAAAATGTCAAGCTGACTTAATGGTTTGGTTGCACGTTTTTCTATTTCGATAAAATAATTACGTATTTGTTCACCGGTTTCGGTACGTGCCATCATGGAAAGGCGTTTAGCAAAGTCGATAGAGAGGGCAAAATCAATTGTTCTCCCACTTAGTGGGAGTTGTGCATAATCTTCATTTTCAACAGCAAAAGAATTATTAGTAATATTCTTTTTATACCAATTAGCCCAATGCTGAGGCGCAAACCCTAATTTTTCGTAAAGCTCCCGTGCAGAAACGGCTTTCTTACCGTCATTCTCCACAATCTTAATCAACTCATTCATGGTTTTCTCTTTTTAAATGTTGAAGTCTGAAAACATCCACACACGCAGAATGATAATCTACATTTGTAGGATGCGTTTTGCAATATCCGCGGTATTCCTCAAAATGTCCGCATGAAAGAATGAAGAAATAAGCCTGATTCTTACAATTCTTTTCGATTTCAAACAGCCTTTTGTAGGTTTCAAGCTGCTGCTTTAGTGATAAGATTTCGCCCGTTTCGTGAGTGTGACGCACATTGTCTGTGCCTTTCCCATGGTTGGTGGTTTGATTTGTGTTTGTCATGATATATTTATTAAGCACTTAGGTACAGAAAAACGGCGTACCTTTCCCGCTGCTTAATCACCTCATGACTGGCTAAAATCTGCCATTACAACAGATTTACGGGGGTATACGCCGTTAGACAAATATTTTCCTTTCCAAACAACAAAATACAAAGTATGGAAAATACAAATCAATAAGGCATAAAAAAACCGCCATACAGCGGGTACTCTTACTCCGCCAGTCATTAGAAGATTAAGCAAGACAAATGTATGAAATATTTTTTGATATTCACAACATCTAAATAAAACTTTCTTTTTTATTGGAAATTTATTCTGTTTAAAGTCCTCAAACTTCTATTATATAGGAATGTAACTTTTTACAAAACATCTATTTATGTCGAATTTTGGGATATCCGGCAATAGTGCCGGAATAATCAAAATTCTTTAATTATATGGAAATTATCGAAAAGAAAGTGTATGAGGAAGGCGGTGAAAATCGTCGCTCTACGAGAGAGCGGGCGAATGCCGGCCTTACCTTGGGTATTATCGGTACTGTCCTCGGCGCTGCCGCTCTTTGGGGACGTGGCAATGGTATTGGTTCAATCCTAGGCGGTGGAGCTGGTTTCTCCGGAGGTGCTAGTACTCCTGCAAATGTAAACATTAACGCATACGGCACTGGGGCCGGGAATGGTTGTGTTGCCCCTACTTCTTTCCAAGCATGGGAAAAAGGATGTGAAGATGCTTTGGAATTGACAAATGCAATGTGGGGATTAAAACTGGGCTCTATGCAGGCTATTGCAGCAAACCGTGAAACAGACATTGCTGAAAAATTCAGCTTGTACAAGACGATGGTAGACGCCGATTTTGGGTTGTATAAAAACAACCGGGACAATATCGACGCGGTTAATAACCGTCTGAATTCTGAATTGTTCGGCCTGTACAAGTATACCCGTGATAAAGACGATGAAACCCGGAAGGAACTGTGTGATCTGAAAGCACAAGTAGCGATTAGCAATGCCGTCCGTCCCTATCAGGATAAACTGATTCAGTGTGAAATTGAAAAAGCATTCACCGCCGGAATTAACTATGTAGACCGCAAGACCTGCAAAATGGTTGAAGGTGTAGTAGTAGTACCTACCGAACCTACTATTACGGGTATCGGAAGTTATTGCTGCTTTCGCAACCAGACAAGTGGAGGATCAACTCCGGCAGCCTAAAATGCTCACCCAAAAGAGAGCTTATAAACGTAGAAAACAAAAAACTAAATAGCCATGCCAGGAAATAACTTTTTCTTTAACGGAAGCAGCGATCCCCTTTTAAACCAATCTTCCTATAACATGGAAGAACGATATCAGGAGATAGAGCGGATGCAGGCCGCTTTGGAGCAGAAAAAACAAGCGATGCAAAGAGCAAAAAATCAGATGGTCCAGCAACCACAACAAAGCCAGACTCCTATATGGGACGAAATCGAAAGCATTGTATCAGCAATGACTGACAAGGAATTTGAAATCGTAACAAACAATGAAGAATTTATTGAAAGTCAGAATATGATAATGTCTATTCTTCAAGCTAAATACATGCAAATGATGCGCCCGGTGGTAGAAGGCTCAAAAGAAGGTAAGGATGCCCTAGAGAATCATCTGACGCTTGTAAAAAGGCTTAGAAAATCCGCTGCTACTGAGGTTGACAAGGAGATCAACGATTTCCAGGAATATAAGGAAAAGTATTCTGATATTCCCTATTCTGAGTATCAGAAAATGAAACGACAGAAAGGAGGCAAGAAATGAAAAAAGAGGATTTGAACCAGTTTAAAGGTGAAATTAAAACCGCAGTACAATCCTGGGGAAATAGTAAAATAGATTCTCTTTTTCCGGATAAAGCACATACGCGCACTTTCTTTAAAAATGGGTTAAGTAATTTACTAGCCAGGAAGGATGCACTTATCAACAGATGGCTTGATACCGGATTTTTGTTTATTGCCGGAGAAGACGGAACAATAGACAGCGATGTTATGGTTGATAATCTTGTCTCTTTATTTGAAGAAATGGACGTTAGGGAGTATCAATTAGGGATGGTTAAAGTTACAGTAGGAAAAGGCCAGGCCATCGTAGATATGCCTCATAATTTCTTGTTAGATATGTTTATAGGTAGCTTGGGTTGTATTAAGTTCACGTCGGAAGACCTAGGGGAGTTGAAAGAACTCCTCAATTAATTAACTTTAAAATTATCATGTTATGAATGAAGAAATAAGAGAATTCGCAGAAGAATTACAGGATTTCCTGAAAAAAGGACATAAACTGCTCAATAAAATGGGGCAGGGAATGGGCCAAAGAAGCGGCAATCAGGGATATGGTCAAAATTCTGGACAAGGCATGGGCCAGAATATGGGCCAAGGTGGTTACGGCGAAAATGTCGGACAATGGTTCCGGAATAATTTCGGCGGACAGGGATTTGATCCCCGGTTTATGTAAACAGGTTCACCTGGAGGGGTGGAAACATCCCTCCTTAAATATTAAATAATATGTGTAAACAAGCATTAGATACATACGATTTTTACAGACCGATAGCAATGTCTCGGTATCTTAGTTTCAGGGGATGGCATTTTGATAAAAAGACATGCGATTATGCAATTTCTTTAATGAAGAAAAAAAATCCCGCAACTGGCAGGCTTGAACCAATAGAACCAATGAGCAAAGATCAGGTTGACGAACTTCTCGCTAAGCACGGTGTGAAACTGGAAAATAATACACTTTATGATTATGTGTACGTTGCAAATATGGCTAGAGCAGATTTTTATAAATCTAGTCTCCCAGACGATAAATCGCTTGCTTTATTTGTAAAAGATTCAATCGATGACCCTGATGCAGCTGATGGAACTATTATGCGAAGATGGTACGCTACGATGGTAGCCAATGGATGCGGAGTAGAATGGAGTGATTTTCTATGATCAGACAACGATTCCATATTTACGTAAAAGGTAAAAAATGGAATATAACCGCCTTTTATCCGGTTACAAGGTATCATGTTGAAGAAATAATAGATGCCTTGTACCAGATAAATTGTAATGAAGAAGATTTAAAAAAAGCATATATAAATATAACAAGCGATAATGTAAACAATGGACTTACATTTAGTAACTATTTTTACCGGGAATCGGTGATCATATTTGCAATTTCTATTAGTCCGGCAAAGTACTTTAATCTGATCACGCATGAACTGCACCATCTGTCAGTTCATATTGCGGTAAGTAGTGGATTTAATTTACAAGGAGAGGAAATTTGTTATATAAACGGAGATATTGCTGAAATGATGTTCCCGGTTGTAGTTTATTTATTGTGCAAGGGGTTCATTCGCAACTATGAAATAAAATACTATGTCCGATAAATTTGAAATATTGCTTGATATTGCCGACACAGCTTGCATAACATTTCTATGTGAAATGGCCTTACATGAATTAAGATGCTTGTAAAAGCTGAAAATATACGTCGTGAACATATCGGAAGGTGTGAGAGGGGAGTGTATCCCCTCTTTTTATAAACTTTTAATCTGTATAATTCGTAGAATCAGTATAAATTTCGTAAATTGTATAAATTCTCATTCTAAAAATTTTCAATAATGAAATTTAATTTCTTACTTGCATCTCCATTTAAGTATATATTCAAATATATGTCACTTATTTTTCACGGCGAAATGCATCATCGTCAAGCAGATATAAACGTAAATCTTGAAGTTTTACTTTTCAAGGAAGATGACGTATATATTGCATATTCTCCAGCTTTAGATATATCTGCATTTGGTAAAACGGAAGAAGATGCAAAGAAGGAATTTGGTAATAATATGCGTTCTTATATCACATACTGCATGAATAAGAAAACATTATTTCAGGATTTACGAGCTCATGGATGGACTGTAAAAAGCCGGAATAGGATAAAAGCACCAACTGAAGAACAGCTTATAAAAATGAATGATACCTATAATGATATCAGAAATAATAAGAGTTATAAAACGCTCAGGGAGGATATAGCTATTCCTGCCGTTTAAAATAGTGAGCATGTCTACTCATAAGTTGTCTAATGTTTCCCTGGATGATTATCGGGATTTTTTACGAAAAGTTGGATGTTGTAAAATAAGAACTGAAGGAGGACATGAAGTGTGGGCAAGAAAAGATTTATTACGCCCTATTATTGTACAAACACACGAATGTCCTGTACCAGAGTTTATTATTAAAAATGCCCTTAGAAATTTAGGATTGACACGAAAAGATTTTTTCAATATACTTTTTGATTGTGATGAATAGCGAGGACTAACCTCGCTATTAACTTGCTTTCTGGCAAATTTCAATTTTACACTCTCTTAATTCCTTGGAAAGGATTTCAAATGCCATAGAAATTTCCTTATGATTTACATTGTCGCATGAGAAATCGGATAACTTGCAAAGGAGTTGGTTAGAAATATTTCTTATTGCAACAATACACTGGTCATATACAGGGTCCATTTTTACCCCGGATGCCTTCTGAACTTCTTCGGCATATTGTGTGGTGCGGCTGATTTCGAGTGATGAGATCATATAAATCATCGTAAGATGAGAAAGCGGTACCGATAGTGCCGGTACAGTTTTATCCAATTCTCTTTTTACTGAGTAGAACAGTGTTTTAATATGCCTTTCGAATTCGTCGTTGAAACGGTCTAGCATGTAAGGTGTGTACCGATATGCATATTCTCCCATTAGCCGGCGAATTTTATCACGGTAAAGGGTAATATTTATTTCCATGTTCCGGATCAGCTTTTTGTTTTCAAGCTTGTATAGTCCAACTTCTGTAATTGCCTTTTTTAACTCACAGATGTAGTTGTCGATAACGTCTGCCAGGAACATATTCCCGTAAACGTAGTTCATCCGTATTTCTTCCGAAAGGCTTTCGGTGGCTTGCTGTATTATTTGGGTTGGTTTCATGATTTTCCTAATTTTTGATAGAAAATAACGGAGAGGCTTTCACCTCTCTGTTAAAATATTATTCTATTTGCTCCCTACATTATCACCACCAAAATGTTCCTTTTCAACCAGGTATCTGATATTACCTAAGGCTTTACCACAAGGCAAATCAAGGGATCTGTCTGTCTCTGAATTTATACAATAGGCACAATTACACTGGCATTTATTTGTAACTACAATACTTAGGTAAGCATTGTCGGATACTAATCCTATATCAGTAGGATAGTACCTGTTTTGCTTGAATATTTCAAGTGAATCTATTTTGATTATACTCATTTCTTTTCCTCCTTTTCTTTGATAAGTTTTTCCTTCAAAATCACAGATCTCATTGCTCCGAATCTTGCAACTTGCAATTGCTCTTCTAGGGATAGTTTTCGGTACGGCCGCATTTCACGGATATGTACGTTTTTATCATATCCATGATGTCTGATTATTAAATCTTCATTGAATGTGATTATGCCGGAATATAATACATCTCTCTTTGATAGTTCACTACATACTTTGTCATATATCTTTTCAGGAACGCAGTAGTAGAAGTATTTTATAATTCCGGCCGATTCATGGTGATGCTTTTTCTTGAAGTCGGCAATAAAATCTGAGAAACTACGCTTTATCTCTATTTCCGTTAAGTATCCTGATTTTGATAAGACTAGCATATCACACTCATGCCCGATATAAAATTTACTTCCCCATCCATTTACATTGAAAGCGACGATATTTCGGATAAAATTAAAGCTATCGGATTTGGCCAATGCGACCTCTATTTCATATAAACTTCTTTCTGTATTCATCATTGCTTTTTATTGAATGTTTGTATATTTATAGCATTTTATCGGATGAAACTTACCGTCTATTTCGTCTCCTACATTGATAACTTTCCGCATGCTATCTGTTTGAACAGATAAAAAACGAGAAATCAAATTATCAAACATATATATATTTTTACCGTCTGAAACTTGATTTATGCCTTTCCTGAAATAAACAATACGATGAGATTTGTTTGAGACAGCATATACAAATACAGGTTTACCTATCCCATCCGTATTTTGAAGTTCTTTATGCTGCTTAAAACATATATGTTCTACTATTTTCTTGAAATTATCTTCACTTTCATCATGTGATTCCATTTTAATCGTCCTGAATTTGACATACACTTTACTCCCTCTTTCTGTAAGGTCCACTTTGTCCATAATATCATGAACAAAAGGGATCTCGTGGATTAGAATTATATAAATTTTCATGTCTATGAAATAAAGATTGGTCTTTCATAAATTTGGCTCTATGAATTCAACATTGTATTTTTCACAGTAGTATTCAAAAGGTTTTTGACTGAAAGGGTATATGGTCATTGGGCCTATAAAATATCCGTCACAGTGTGTCATTTCTTTATATTTCTTTTCTGCTGTTTTGCGTATTTTATGCTCAGTTCCATACCCTGATTTATGCAAGAAAAATACAGTTATTTTTTCTCCTTTATCAAGCAGCTCCTTGAGCCGCTTGTAGTCTTTACTGGTTTTGTAGGGTATCATGGTTGTTTGAACTTATTAATTTTAGAGAGGGGCATTACACCCCTCTAGTTTGAGTTATTGAATTGCTATTATATTCTATTTGTTTTGGATTTGTGGTCTTAGATTATATTTACTATCAATATCAGATAACATTTCCTTTAAATAATATGCTTGTTCTGCTGTTATTGTTAACTTCTTTTTCCCTGATTCAATCAGGATACTTTCCCCATTGTATGTAATTGAAATTTTACCCATATTTATATTGTTTGATTTATTTTCTGTCTGCTTTTTAAAACACAATCTTTTACCGCGTTTGAAGCAATAAAACTTGCTTTTGCACATTCATTGTTGCCTTGTAGATTATTGTTCTTAATATTTTCCGAAGCCAATTCTTCAGCAAATTTCACTGACATAAGTTCAAGCCGGGAAAGATTATCACGGATATTAGCTTTCTCCGGTAAGTTTTTCTTTTGTCTGATTACATCAGTTTTACCGCCAAATAAAGGGGAGTAAATCGCATTCGTACATTGCCGGAAACCATCATGTTTTACACCATGTTTTGCAAGAGTAGAAGTAAATGTATTACGTACTACTTTCCCTTCAAAACGTTCTTGAATCCATTTTTCATCCTTACCTCTCTTTTTGTAGGCTTTAATGTACCGATCTGCTATAAGGTCAGGATTTTTTTCTTCTTCGATACGCTGGAAGAAAACCTCGTTTATTAGAATATGGAGTTTGGGATCCAACCATTTTGCATAAGCAAGTGCTAAATTTTTATGCGCCCATGTTCCTCCATCTGATTTCCCTCGCTTAGATTTCAAAACCCCCATTTTTGGGGTATTTAAAAAATTGCACACTGTATCAATAAGTTCAATTGTTGATTCACGGCGTTGCCATGTAGATGGGTCTTTTTTATTTGGGCTATTAGCCGCTTTCCATAAATCTGTCAGACTAAGCATGTCGCCGTCCGATCTGACATTACCCAAAATACTATTTTGAGTTTTGTCAAATAAAACTAATTCTTTCATGGTGGGTTATTTTGTAGTAAATGAATCGAGATAAAGCTGCGCAAGATAAGCCCCGTGGTAGTCTAGGTTTGCCCGGTGTGTTTTATGGAACTCGGCGAACCTTTGGAAAGCACCATCGCTTAGGATAAAGTAATAGGCTCGATTCTTACACCGTTTTTCTTCCTCTTTCTTCTGCTTTTCCAGAATGTTCTGCCTTTTCTGTTCAGCTAGTTCCGTTTTTAATTCTTGATTTTCGGATTTAAGCGTCTTGATTTCACGCTCTAATTGCAGTAGTTTACCCTCGTTTCGTCGGGGTGGACGTGTTTTGACATTACTATACTTCGTGCCAATACAATTTTCTCTCGGTTTAGTCATACCATAAAATTGTATTCAGTAGCAAATAAAAAAAAACAGCGCTACCGACCTGTTGACTTACACCGAGAAGGCAGTGGGCGCATTAACGTTCCACACAGGAGTAGCACCGTTAGGTACTATATAATAAGGCATTTAAATACCTTAAAAAAGGCAATTTATTCTGTCTTCTCGTATGTAAGTCGTCGCAAACATACGGCATTTTTCCGACAAATCAAAATCATTCTGCATAGGGATTATTTTTTAACGATTCAACACAAATAATCTTCATATATCACTTTCAGGCCATGTCCGCAATAAGGCAGAATTTTGTTTAGTAGTTCTTTATCCATTATTCTATTAATTTAAATTCAGGAATAATTCTTATATTTGCCATGCGCAAAGAGTTGCGCATATTGTTTTGTAATTGTTGTAGTTGAGTTTAGTACTTACCGAAAAGACCAAAATAAAAATACAGATACTAAGCTCGTTAGACTACGTATATACGTGTCTGCGAGTTTATTTCTGTAAGGGTATTGGTCTACCTCGGTAAGAATAGATAAAGCAGACACGTTTCTTTGTGGTGTCTGTTGTAGTGGAGTTGGCAAGGACGTCATCATTTAGGTGGCGTCCATTTTATTTAATTAAAATATTCTTTACAATCCATATTTTCATAATTATATCATTTCATCCCACCAAGGAAATTTTAATTGTTTCTTGTTTGCCAGATATTTTTTCTTTGATATTCCGGAGCACCACCAGTTAAAAGCATCTTCCGCACTCTCAAATTCCATGTATTTTCCATAAAGGATACGAAGTTTCTCAATAGTATTGATATATGCTCTTCTGAACATTGGAAACATCCTTAATCCATTGCGCTGGCTTTTACAATTCATCGGGCATCCGATACACCCGATTCGGTGTACTTTTTTGTATAAGTCGCAAACTTGAATGTTCCTACTTGACAGAAATCCAAAAACATCGCTTTCTGTCCAATCAAGAATCGGGGACAATAGAGGTTTATCACATCCTAACTTGCAGTCATTCGTAAAAACTTTTCTCTTCTTCCTGCGTGTGCTTTCCTCTTTCCTAATCCCAATAATTACAACTTCATTCAATCCACGTCTTTCTTTCAAATATTCACAACAATATCGACGGTTCCGAAGTGGTAGCATCTTCTTTTGTAATATCATCTGAAACATTGTCTTTTCCGGTTTCAGCCAAATAACATCGGGATAATGCGAGCGAATAAACCTTAGTAATTCTGGTGGATCCACAGATGTTTTGTAGAAATATGCTTTGAATTTCACTCCTGCCATTTTTGCAAGTTCATAAATAACTTGTGAATCTTTACCTCCGGAGAATGCGACATGGAAACCATCTGGAGAGTATTTAAAAGCCATTTTCTCCATTTTTCGGATGATTCTAATGGAGTCTTCTATCTTTTTGTTTAAGTCCATAGGACAATAATATTTAACAGCACTCTCGTACTGCAATAGTTTTTATGTGATAAATTAACAATCAGGAATGATACTCAAATTTTTATCAATAGGTTTCCCTCTAAATAATATTTCTCTATTCATGATTTTGTTTTTAAATACCGTTTCCTGACTCCTTTGTACTGTGTTCTTTCAATAATCACAGTACGTGATTTTTCATATTGTTTTTCTAGTTCTTTCATTTGTTTCAAAGCTTCTGTCGCCTTCTCCCTTTCATGTTTCTGATTTTCGGAAGAATACCAGTTCTGATCTATTGATCCATATTTGTCCATAGCACACACCGATAAATTAATTAAAGTTTTAAATATTCTCGGAACTCATTAAACATTCTGCACATCTTCTAAAATAATTCAAGTTGTGTATGTTTCTGTGCCTTGCCAATAATAAAGTCGCAGATAAAATTACGAGCATAGTCTTGTGAGATTAGCGAACGTTCTTCTGAACAGATACCCGATTCTTTTCCTTGCTTACAATTCATTATTACTTTTGTTTCTTTAGGTTTCTGAAAACTCTTTCCATTTGTCGGTTCGCAATTAAAGAACCAATATACAGTAGGCTTTTTGAAGTAGTCGCCCCTTTTCCTCCTATCCATATCAACAAATGTGTACGGAATAAAGTTTGCAGGATACAACAGATAATGCGGTTGTGTGGCAGGATTCTCCAATATCATTCTTATCTGCCTGAAATCACAAACAGCAAAAAATTTATATAATAAAGAATAGAACTTCTCTCTTTTACCTATTCTCTCAAGTACTATTTCATATTGCTCATTTTTAGATTTACAATATAAGTTATTGCAACGCATTTGATAGTAATTTGCTTGCAAGGACTCAAAGTAAATGCACGGGAAGAAAGCCATTATCAAATCGTCTTTCGTAATACTATCAAACACGCTTCCTTTACCGTCATACGCTTTTTCAATCTCCGCAAACAAGTCTACAACGTGGTCAGTTTGTCCAAAATTATTTTGGATATCATAATCTTCCGATGGTATTCCCAGCTTTATAAACTCATTCTTGAAAGTTCCACTTTGCTCGAACATTAAATGAACTTTTCCTTTTATTTCCATTACTTTATCAAATTGTTTTCTTTTAGTAATTTGATGACTTTCCTCTCTGCGTTTTTCATGTTTAGCGCTTGACTCCCAAAGTTGATAATTCGACCGCATTGTATGTATTTTGGGGTACATACACGCTCTTATGCAACTATTGCAAGGCGATATGTTTTCACCTGATAAGTCTTGTTGGGTTTTACAGTCCGGGCAGCCTATTCCGAGCAAGAATTTATCTCTAAAATTTGTCGGTTTCCCAGCCTCTTTATGTCCGGAAAGAAACTGTTTTGATAGTGTTATTACGTATGTTTTCATTGTTTCAGTGATTTTTTATTAAAATGGTCTTCCGGATTCGTTTGTGTTGTGGTCGAATATCTTCGTGAGACTTTCATTATACCTGAATTTCACGTCACCTACGGCTCCGTTGCGCTGTTTAGCCATTATGAGCGCACCTTCTCCGGTTATCGGGTTGTTATGAGGATCTTTCAGCTTGTAATATTCCGGACGATAAACGAATATAACCTTATCTGCATCTTGCTCGATGGCTCCTGATTCACGAAGGTCGGATAGCTGTGGCTTTTTATCCGCCCGTTCTTCACAAGCTCTGTTAAGCTGGGATAAAAGGATAAAAGGCACATTAAGCTCTTTCGCGATTATCTTTGCCTGTCTGCTCGCCTGTGCAACTTCCTGTTCCCGGTTTTTCCCCTTTTCGCCCATATCAGCGAGTTGTAAGTAATCTACGAGTATCAATCCGCATTTTCCCTGCTTTGACATTCTCTTAGAGTGTGCACGGATGTAGCGCATGGATACTATCGGGTTGTCGTCAACGTATATCGGCAGTTCGGAAAGTCTTTTCTTTGCCGATGCGATTTGGTTGAACTCTTCGTTGGATATGTATCCGTTCCGGTATCTGTCCGCTTCGATGTCCGTCTCTGAAAGGATTAGCCTGTCGGCAAGGCTGATGCTGTCCATTTCGAGGGAGTAGATGCACACCGGGACGCCATTTCTTGCGGCGACCTTGGCGAAGTGAAGCATCACGCTTGTCTTTCCTGACCCAGGGCGTCCTGCGAGTATTATCAGTTCGGACCCCTTGAATCCGGATGTCATTTTATCCAGGTCTTTCAGTCCGGATGTTACGCCTGACATTTTCCCTTGCCGTCTGTTTTCCGTCCTCAATATCGATTCGTCAGCCGCTTTTTCGACTGCCGACGATATATGTTCCATACGACTATTCAGGGAAATGATTTCGTTTATTTTCTGCAATTGCCTATCAGCGAATGAAATGGTGTCTGAAACGTCGTTTGTTTCGTCAGACATCCGGATTATCTCGGTAGCCATAACTACCAGTTGTCGTTCTATCTGCATCTGAACGAGCAGTTTGCAATAGTGATCCGTGCGAGCAAGTCCGAAACCGGACAGGTTCGTGAGTTCGGTTACGTAGGATGCGTTGCCTGCTTCAATTAGCTTGCCGGACTGGCGAAGGCATTCGACTACCGAAATCATGTCTACCGGTATGCTTTTGTCGTTCAGTCCCCGGATGGCATCGAAGATTATGCGGTTTCTGGGGTCAAAGAACGCATCTGTGCTTAGCTTTGACACCACATCGGTCACTGCTTCGTTAGATAGCATCATCGCCCCTAATACGGCTTTTTCCGTGTCTGGTGAGTTCTGTCTACCAACTTTCAAGTCTTCCGTCATCTTTTTCCTCCTTTCTGTTTTTTAGTTGGATTTTAAGCCACCTGAAAAAGTGGGATTTGAAATCTTTTAGGCTTTTCATGTTTTCACCTATACACTCGAGTTCGTCAAAAAAATCGTTCACCCACTTAATTATTTCATCGGGTTTAAGCTGTTGCTTCATTGCTATGGTCTCAATCCATGCCGTTTCTTCGGAAAATATTCTTTCCTTCAAATTTTCAATCGGGATTATTCCTTCCGACGAAAAATCCAAAAGGGGGATTATAGGGGGATTATTTATTTTCTTTCCTTTCCTTTGTGTACTTTTGTATACATTTTTGTCATTTTTGCATACATTTATTGCATTATTGTCTACATTAATAAGTAAATAAGGATATTCTTCCTTGGGCTTTCTTCTTTTAATGGCTTCAAAATATCGCTTCTGAATACCTTCACTAGTCAGAATCTTTACCGAGCTGAAGCAGGAGCTGTCAAAGAACCCCCACCTAACTAAGCGATTCACGATCTGGTCCAGTAATTCAGAGTTTATTCCTGGAAGGGATTTTAAAAGTTTCATTTTTAACGGCTCATTCCACACAGCGAAGTATCCATTCCGGTATACCGCACATAGCAGCTTTATTGCTGTAATTTCTCCTTTTATCCCAAACTCTCCAGAAATTGCACCTATTTTCTCATCATCAAAAAAATCAACATCAAAAGAAAAATATTTCAATCCTTCTTTTAATTGTCTCGCCATATCATATTGCTGATTTTAATAGTTCAGAAATGTTTATAAGCATATTAGCCATTATTTTAGTTTTAGTAACATCACGATGATATTTGGCATGACAATCTTCACAAAGAGTGATTAAATCACTTGTATCATACTCCCATGGTGCCGCTCCCTGAATATATTTTTTATGATGTACATTTAATGGTTTATCAGCGTGAAAACACATCTGACAGGTAAATCGATCCGCTTGCATGGCTTCCAGTCGCTTTCTTTGCCAGCGAGGGTCTTTTAACAATTCTCCATATTCCATATCACAGCTTTTCAATTTCGTTTTTCTGGCACTCAATGAAATACCGATATTTATTAACCTCTTCCATGAGTTTAATGTTTGACTTTTCCAATTCCTGATTTTGGGCTTTGAGTTTTTCGCATTCGTTAAATTTCGCATCATACGCCTGTGAAAGCATGTTGAACTGATGGATACTTACAACTTCATCGGATTCTTGATTTTTGTCTTGGTTTTGGAGTTGTTTTTCTACTTCTTCAGCAATACCGGAGTAGTCTCCTAATAAGGATGTGATAATTAGTGCTCTCATGATTTTTTATTTAATTTTTTATACAAAATCCGCCTCTTTTACAAATATCCCGTTGATAAGTTTCCCCTTCCGGTCTTTGATTTCGTTGTATGCATATTCAACGCATTCACTGAAATCAATACCCAGTTGTTTTGATATACAGATGAGAGTGACAACCGTATCCCCGATGCTGTCTGTCTGTTTTTCCCTATCGCCTTTGTTTATTGCCCGGGCTAGTTCTCCGAGTTCTTCAACTGTTTTACACATCTGTACTTTTGGATCCTGGGTATGCAGGTTTCTGTCGACAACCCATTGCTCAATTTTTTTAATAGTATTTTCAATCATGTTTTTTTATAATTTACACATTCAATTTTTCTGTCCACGCAGTTTTCATGCGGCACCACCGAAAACGGGCAATCAACCAATCCGAATTTCCACGGTTGGTAGTAGATACATTTCCGGCAGTCGGAATAGTTTGTTGACAGACGGGAAATGATCGGTTTTGGTTGTTTGGGTTTCGGGGTGCGGGGCATATATTTTATTATTAAAAAGGACAGATACTACAAAACAGTTAACTTTGTATCGGATTTTAGCCCGTACCGCAGCGAGATATGGCAAGGCTCAAAGCGGGCCGGGGAGTAAACCTCCTTTTTGTTTAACTTAAAAAGTAACATCATGGCTAAAATCCAAGTTCGGGTTAGAACCCAAGTACGTACTACTGTAAGAACAACTGTAAGAGTACGGAAATAGTTCTAACCATGGGTGGGTGTTAACGGCATCCACCCTTAACTTTATCTGTCCTTTTATATTCATGCTGATTCTTTATTAAAGAGGAATTTATGCTACTAATCCGTTTTGCCTTGATAGGTTTGAAATAATTGCGTACATTTTATCCAATGCGCCTACACGTTCAGCTACATCAATAAGACTCTCATTTTTCTTTCTGGCGTAGGAACGCAGTGCAATATGATAATTGTAATAAAGGGTTTGGTAAATATGGTCCCACACATTCTTTTGAGGAACATTGAAGTGCATGGAATATTTGTTTACCAAAGCACGGACTTTATCTCTCATGCTTAATTCAGGAACAGCATCAGTAGAAAGAGGGAGTGATAACATGTCTTTCTGCGCTTCTTCCCGAATAGCTAATACCTCATTAACTTTCTGCTCAACGGTTGACAATCTCTTTTCATGTTCTACCATGATCTGACATTGTTTGAGAAGCATTTCAGCCGGGGAAAGATTGCTTTGTTCTGTTCGCTTTTCTATTTCTAATTGTTCCCAACGTAAAACCAATTTAGCCCTTGCTTCGTCATTGAATTTTGTTGCGACATATAAACATTCGGTTTTTGTCAGATAATAGCATGGTCTATCTTGCTTATTAGCATCTTTATACGTGCCCAGCGCAAAATTGCGCCCGGCTATTTTTAACCAAGATTCTTCCATGTTTCGAATTGAACGCATGACATCTTTGTGTTCTCTTTCGGTAATCTGTGCAATTTCTAACGATGACATTCTACCATCGTTAGAAGTAATAATCAATTCTTCCATATTTGTGTGGTTTACTTATTTTTCAAACGAATCAAGATAAAGCTGCGCCATGCAAGCTCCGTGATAATCAAGGCTTGCCTTATGCGTTTTGTGGAACTCAGCAAACTTTCTGAAGTTGCCGGAACTGAGAATAAAGTAATACGCCTGATTCTTGCAGTTCTTTTCGATCTCTAATTTTTGTCTTACTTGGATTAGTTGTTGTTGCAACTCTTTTACTTCGGAAAGTAATTTACCCTCGTTTCGTCGGGGTGGACGTGCTGTAATGGTACTATGATTCACATTACTTACAGATTCACTTCGCTTTGCCATACGTTGATGAATTATAAGTTAATAAAAATAAGAAAGTCGCCGACTTCCTGTTCTTTTGGCAAAGCGAACATAACACTTACAAAGAAGGCTATGCAACTCAGGACTTCGACGACTTATAATTTACTTATGGATATAAGTCACGATATGGTATAAAAAATACCTTCATTTGTAATTTGTGGTGCTCGCTTTGCCAATTGAGCACCACAAATATACGGCTATTATCCATAATTGCAAAATTTAATGTAAGATTTTATTTCCTGTCTTCATCGGGCTGAATATTCAGAAATCCCAGGCTTCCATCATCATTATTTTCCATTATCCAAAATAATCGTTATATAAATCTTCAAATTTTTTTCCGATGTATTCTGCATCATCAGATGTACCGCAGCAAAGCCGAGAGCTGGCGCTCGCGTACGTACGCGAGTAGCTCGCATCGTCGTAACGAAAACCGGAGGAACGCCAAACAAAATACGGATAATATTTATACTGGCTTGAATTGGAGTAATCTGCTTTCCAATCGTTGTTCATTTTATTTGCAGCTTTGAAGATTGTTTTCAATTTCATGAATGCGATTTCCGACTTTCCGAGTCCACAGTCCATTAAATGCTGTTCGTCAATCGGCTTTTCTCCTATGATTTCACAAGCATCATAGTATGTCTTTACTGCGTCTTGAAAGTTTTTCAGAAATGTTGTCTTCCCGAAGTTCGATTCAAGTACTTCTTTGAAGTTTTCGGATGCTTCAAAGTAGAGTTTCTTTGCTTGTTCTTCCGTTATCTCTAATGTCTTCTTCATGTTTTTTCTTTTAAAGAATGAGTAAATATTCACGATATAGTTTTTTGAATTGTTCTGCGGCGTATTCGGCTAATTCTCTATTCTTAAAGCAAAGCCGAGAGCCGGTGCTCGCGTTCGCATGCGTGCAGCACGTATCGTGGTAACGAAAACCGGAGGAACGCTGGTCTTCTCCTTTTTCAACGTAAAACCAGTTGTAATACTTACATTCATCCCAATTTGACCAATCTGGTTCCCAACCTTCATTCAATGCTCTGATAATAATTGTAAGCTTGTAGAATGCGATAATTGATTTCCTATCTTTCTCCGGAAGCATATCTACAACCGGCAGGTCGTTAGGGTTAAGTCTGAGATGCTTGCAAGCATCCTCGAAGGATTTAATTTTGTCTGTGATTTTTTCCATGATATTATAGTTTTAGTGTTATTGTTGTGGTTTTAAATTGTCCGGTATGCGTTCTTTGTCGTCCGGTATGTAGGGGATCACTTCTACAAACTTCGTATCTTCGATTTTTACTATCTCATAGGGTATTACAAATGTTGACAGTGATTTTTCGAGGTTATCCAATGCCCGGTTGATGTTTGATGCGGCAACTAGATAATGAATTGAGGATTCTTTCTCTTTGCCGAAGTTATCGCTATCGGTTATTTTAACTGTTGCTTTGTAGAGTCGGTCATCGTTTTCGTCATTTGATTCAATGTATTCTGTTATTTTTGACCGTTTCAGGGATTGAATGAGGTAATCCCCCTGAACTATTTCGGATAACTGCCTGCAACTCCTTTCTTCTGTTTCCGAAAAGCTCATTGCATCTATGAGGTATAATTCAGTCACTTTCTTTGCTTTGCCATCCTCATTTACTTTTTCGTATTTTACTGTGGATTCAAAATAGGTTGCTGTCATAATTTTAATGTTTCAATTTTTCAAGTTTCTTAACCAGTATCCCCGCCTTCCTTTGTCTTTCCCTCCCTTTTACATCCGAAAAAGAAACCGGGCTATCTTGTATCTCTTTGAGATGCCTGATTAGTCCGGCTTTATCCTTAAATAGAAAGGAAAGGATTTGAGCAGAAAGGGTAGATGGGATTTTCATGGAAAACTAAATTGTGATTGATGATCATGTTTGTGGTGGCATTCCCGGCACCTGATTGTAATGTTATTTACATCCCAGGCTAATTCCGATTGGCCTCTTTTTTGACATTCACTTACTGGAATATCGTGTGAACAATCAAGTGGAATACCTGCAGCCTCATTTCTATGACATTCCTCACAGAAAAGATAGCCATATTTTTCAATCATCTGGGCTATCTTCTTTTCTTTGGCTGCTCTAATCCGGCGGTCTATGACCGATTTAAGAACATATTCGCCGGAGCTGGTCATGTATGAGTTCATCAAAAATTAATAAGGTTCTTTTCAAATTCTTCAACTGAAATGTTTTTGAGGAAGTATTTAAATAATACGTCCTTTACACGTTCGTATAGGTTTTGAAATTCGTCTTCGTCCATTTTATCGAAAGCAATAGACTTCGGAACTTCAATCCACTCTTTCCGGGCAATCGAGTATATCGGCTCACACCATCCGGCTGCCATTTCTACCGTTTTTCTGAATAGTTCGATGCTGTGCTTGAAATGCTCTACCGCTATCTCATTCTGATATTCCCAGGCAAGGTTAATGAGTCCGAAATATTTTCGGTGAAAGGAAAGGTTTCGAGGCCGCTTGATAGTGGCCTCGTAAACCTCTCCGATTTTCAACTTTTTCTTTTCCTCGAAATCTTCATCGAAGAGTGGTTTCAGACCAACGGAAGTGTTAAGGAGTTTGATTTTCATGGTTAGAATGGCAGACTGTCGTCATCGTCTGCCTGTGACGGGGAATTATTTACTTCGGATTGTCTTTCTGTTTGCTGGTTCTGCTTTTCTCCGGAAGAACAGAACACGAGTTTATCAGCCCAGATAGTTATGTCCGGGATGGCTTCACCTGTGTTTTTACTGACATAAGCAGAAAAGTAGGGATTGCCACGTACCCAAACCTTTTTCCCCTTTGTAAGGTATGCGGTCAACTTACCTTCGCTGTCGTATTTCATTACCCGGAGCCATGTTGTCCTATCTTTCCCATCTGATGTTTTTTCTGTTACACCGATTGAAAATGAGGCGTATGCCTTGCCCCCTATTGTTTTCTGCTCGGCATCCTTGCCGATGTTACCTATGGCTTGTAGTTCTATCATTTTAATATAGTTCTATAAAAATTTCATTTAAAAACCGATAGTATTAGCTTATCAATAGTTCATTTGATATTTATGTTCTTTATTAATAAGTCAAACTCTGATTCCTGTTCAATAGCTTCATTAATCCCTCCAGTTATTATATTCGATATTTCCCGTTTATATTGGATTATTTTATAGATATCTTCGTCTATTGTGTTTTCCCCAAGAAAATAGATGCAGTTTACGGAATCTTTCTGCCCGATACGATGGCATCGATCCTCACACTGGTCTGTATCAGCGGCTGTCCACGGAAGCTCCACAAATATCACATTAGAGGATGCAGTAAGCGTCAATCCGACCCCGGCCGCTTTAATGGAACAGACAATCAACTTTACAGATGGATCGTTTTGAAAGGCGTCGATATTTTTCTGCCGTGTTATCATGTCGTCGTTTCCAGTGATTGTTACTGCATCAGGGAATGCCTGTGTAAGGAATCCGGCGATTTCCTTCTGATGGATGAATACGACTATTTTTTCATCGGATTTCAGCATGTCATTGATATAATCCCTTACTGCATTTAATTTTCCCCTTGCGGAGATGTTTTTAAGGACGCCGATTCTTACCATCGTTTCACCGCGCATCGACCTTCTGACTTGCTCGTCGGTTGCTGCCCGGTATTCTTTCAGATAATCGGCAAGGTCTGAAAGTGCCGCATTATATTCGCTTTGGTTGTCTATTTCACAAGGAACAACGGTTCTGATTTTATCGGGCAATTCTTTCAATACCTCTTTTTTGTTCCGGCTGTAAAAACAGGTCGTATTGAGTTTGTAGTTCAATTCTTCCATGTTGTCATTGAATCCGTATTCAGCTACAAACTTTGTGTATCCTCCGAATTTGTCCACCTGGTTAATGATTGCAAGCATGGAGGCGAGATCTTTTGCCTTGTTCACTACCGGGGTCCCGGAAATAGCGAATATTACCTCCTTTCCGGACGTTAATCCCTTGGTGAACTTGCTTTGTTGGGACGAAGGGTCTTTTATCCGGTGGGCCTCGTCAATTATGACAGATTTAAACAGGTTGATGTTTGGAGTAAAAATAACATCTTTAAGTTTAAAAGCGTGTCCCGGTTTGGTGATAATGTTCTGTACAAAGTATTTTTTAAGGCTTTCGTAGTTGCAGATGAATACATCGTTTTTTACACTTTCCCCGAATAATGATTTTCCGGAAGCAAACAAATGCCACGTGTTGATGTTGGTATTGTTCAATATGCATGCTTTCTTATCTGTCCACATGTGCCATTCCCTTTGCCAATTTATCTTTAGAGAAGAGGGGCAGATAACCAAACAAGGAAAAGCATTCAAAGCAAGCACGGAAGCAATCGCCTGGCAGGTTTTCCCAAGTCCCATCTTATCACCGATGATTGTTCGTTTGTGGATGATGTTGTAGGCGACACCCTGTTTCTGATAGGGGTATAATTCCATTTTTAAGGGAATGTCTTGTGTCAGTTCCGGAAGTTTCGGTATTTCCCAATCCGCTTTCGCATGTTCCTTGGTAAATACGAAGCCGTACTTTTGTCCGAACATATAGACTTGCGGGGCGTATATTTTGGGAAAGAAAAATGATTTCCTTCTTGGGTCATATTCGGCACCCGGACACACTCCCATCAGTTTTTTTATCGCCCACGTGAGATTGCGGTTGTATTCAAACGTAATCTCGAAGCTGTCGTTAGATTCCTTTATCCTCATGGAGTTGCTTTACTTTTTGTGTGTATAGGTCGATTAAAACTTTATAATCAAAGTCGGACAGGTGGGAGTGTTGGTGTTTGAGGATTTCAAGCTCCTCGATAACTGCTTGTCCGTATTTCTTGATTAATCCGCGCATGTATCCGATGTTGTTCCCCTCGTCGAAGCGGTTGCAGCTCCGGCATTGGCTATTGCAGTTCTTTTCGTTGAATCGGGTGGCCATGTGGCTCCGGTTGATGAAATGACCACAATCCGATTCTTTCCAAGGGACTATCTTTCCGCATGAAATACAAACTGTATATCCCTGCGGGTTTGCATCCCGAAGTCGGATATATTCGGAAAATATGCGGTCTAATTTGGCTTTTAAGTCGGGTCTTTTCTTTACAACTACCTTGTTGTCGAATAGGGGTTGTTTCTTGGGTTTGCGTTTTATGTATGCCATAATGTTGATTTTTGTGGCCTACATCAGGATTCGAACCTGAATTTTAAGTCTGATAGCCACCGGATAATATCTTCGGCGGTTTTATTGGAGATTGTTTTCATTTTTGGCTAATTCCGTTTGAGTTTCTCATTTCTTCTTTTGCCATACTTACTACCGTCCGGAGCCAATCTAACTGATGGGTGGCAGCACGGTTTAGGCGTTCGATTGTGTTTACCAATAGATTTTCACGCTGACAGGATGCTTCTACAAGTTGCTTTAGAACCGATGCAGGGCAACCAGCTTGTTTCCCGAGGTTGTAAACGATGCTTTCTGATAGTGCCTTGTCCTGATAAAACCTTGCATCTGCAAGCATCTTCCCGGTGCGGGCGATATATACCGAAAGCTCGTTTCCTCTCTCTATGGCTAAATTTGCATCCTCTGGCGGTAAGGTGGATAGATAAGCTTCTATATCTTCCACCTCTTTTTCTAAATCTTCTATGGGTGTGATTGTCATGCTGTATTTTTTAAGTCTCCGAACATAGTCCAGTATTTAAATGCGAGTTCCATACACTTGTGATGGCCGGATTCCCATAATTCATCTCCTCTTTTTATGAATACCTTGAAGACGCGGAAGTTTTCTTTGGAAATTCCGATTAAGACGTCTTTCTCGGAGCCTGCTATATTCATGTAGAAGAATCTTTGCCTGTCGTAGTCGAATTGCCTTACAGCGGATTCAAATTGTTCCTGTGTCGTCGCGGAGGTGCTTTTTATATCGCCTCCCCATCCCATTGACGGCATCCACAAGTCCCATTTGCATCGGACGGGCAGTGTAAAAGGGATGTCGTAGTCGAATTTCTGACAGGGATTAATCATGACTTTCTGTGTGTCTGATAGTGGAAGTATCCGGCTGGCAAACTCATCGCGCATGAATGCCTTTTTCATTTCTTCTGCTTTTTTGAAATCACCTTCTGTCATTTGTTCGCCGGCACAAGTCAGTTTGAAATAGTTGACTTTTTCCGGTTCTGTAATCATGTGATCGATTAGGTTTCCAAATTTTGCATGAACGGGGTCGATTTCCATTCCTCCGTAGAGCTGTCTTTTTAATTCAGACAGGTCGGAGTTGGATATTTCCGACCTGTCATAGTATGGGTCTTTCATTTTGCCGTAACGACTTCTTTGTAAGTAATAAAGTTTGACGTGATGATTTCTCCATCCTTGTTTGCGATATCCTCGCAGAATTTCTTCATCTGTGCGATGGATTTCTTTTCAATCTTTTCGTTCGGGAGATTCTTTCCTTCACGCTCGAACCAGAATATGAATATCTGTCCGTATCCGGCAGGATTGCTTACTTCGATGGAAAGCGTTTTCTTTACATTCGCCGCAGGGGCAGAATAATTTTGGTCGAATAGGGTATTGAGGGATGCTTCAGTTTTCTCTGCCTCGATGGATGTCTGTTGTTTCTGTGTGAAGTTCAACAGTTCTTGTCTTTTTTCTTCCGCTTCCCGTTTTGCCCTTTCTTCCGCTTCTTTCGCAAGCCGTTCTTTTTCCGCGGCATTTGCTTGCGCGATCTCTAACAATTCTTGTTTCTTTGAATCAACGCGATCAAGGTAGTACCGGATTTTTTCGGTGATTTTTTCATTGTATTCCAGTTCATTTTTGGCAGATTTGGAAGAAGCTATTTCTTCATAGATTGCGATCTCTTCTTCTTTTGTAATGTAATTCCTGTATGGATATGAGAAAGTGGCCGGTTTGTATTCGGATGAGAAGTTTTTCAATTCATCTTTTTTTAGCTCGCAGTTTTGCAGCGTGATGGAGTTGAATATTTCTTTAAGCGAATCGTATGCAAGGCTTAATGTGTTTACCAGGTCGTTGGTAAAGGCTTGTTTGAAATAAGCACGCATTTCGATGCGCTCCTGTTCTGTGGCAGCCTTGATACGCCGAGACTCTTCCTCTTTTGCGGCGATTTCCGCGATATGCCGGGCAAATGCGTTTCTGAAATTTTGTATTGCCTGTATTTCTTCCCCTGTTTTCAGTTCGTTTTCCAGTTCGGTGAAATGTTTCCGGATTTGGTCGAATGCCTGTGTGATTGGTTTCCGGCGGTCGGTCATGGCCGAAATGGTCTTGCTTATCTTTCCGAGGAATGTTTTACACTCTTCGTCTAGGAACCGGACTTCCGGAGTGTCTGAGATAGGGGTGTTTTCTATTTTAGCGAGCAGGATTTTTGCGACTTCTTTTGCTTTTTCATTACTTGCAATGTTTTGCGCAATGATGTCTTTTGCCTGTAATAATGCTTCCTGTGTTGTTGAGAGTGCTGTTGTTTCCATGATTAAAAGGGTTCTTCTGGGTTTTCTACTATGTTTACACCGCCCTGTTGCTTGGCGATTTCCTGTACATCTGTCTCTTCGGCTTCTTCTTCGGTTTCTTTTTGCGGGACTTGGTTGTATACTGGCTCATCCAACCCATAGTCGGAGGCCTGGACTTGTTCGTCTTGCTGTAAAGCGGAGAATTGTCCTAACCTTAATTTCGGAAATGTCTTGAAAGCGTGCTTGATTACTTTCGCTTCAAGGAATCCGGTGTCGATTTGACCTTCATTTGAATGGTAGAGGGCATTGGCGTCTCCATATACATTCCCGTCTTTGTCTTTCCGTTGATTTTTCTTTAAGGAATATCCTTTCAGACGGTCGATGTCTTCTGGAAGCATCCAAAAGAAGTCAAAGGAACGATCGGGGCGGGTCAGCTTGATAAAAGCTCCGATGATTGTTTTGCTTTGCCGTGGAATGGCTGCCGAATAGACTACCACTTTCTGTCCGGTTTCGGTTACCTTGGGCTTAAATTCATCCCCCTCGAATACGATTACAGGACGGTCGGCATATAATAGCTGTCCAGCTTGGATTCTTAAATCGAGCTCTCCATATGGAGAAATTTCAATGGACATCCGTTGTTCCCATGTTTGTTTTTCTTTTGTTCCTACATTCACGGAACCGGGGATGATGTAAATAAGGGGCCGGGATGCGTTTTCAAGGGTAAGTCCCATGCTTGCGATGTCAAGGAGTACTCCATATGTGGAGAAACCTGTACATTTTGCTAGGTTTGGGGAGGCTTGTATGATTCTCTGTAGGTTGTATTTTTCTTTTTCAAAGAATAATTCGCCCTGCTCAGAGTTGTGGATGTTATTGTAGAGTGTAACGAATCGCTCTCTTACTCTCGTATCCTCTAAAATCTGAAACGGAGACATGGATTTAAGCTCCGTGATCGTCAGCTTTTTTGTTTCTGAATTATTTTCCATACTTTTGTTTTGTTGTTTGAAATGTGACGGGTAAGAGGAATCGAACCTCTTTCTAAGTACTCCAGTACAACCCGTTGCTGGCTTAATGCGCCTTTGACACGCGACTTTCGCCACTACCGGAGTATTGCCCGGTAGTTCACCAGCCCGCAGCGACAAACTGCGTGTTTTTTATTGTCTGTCAACATGTCAAAGAGCTTGGAGTTTTTTGTAAGGCCGTCACGTCATCAAACTAAACGGCCTTACTTTTGAGCCTACTGTCTGGTTCGAACGGATGACCTTCGGAGTACAAAACCGATGCTCTACCAACTGAGCTAAGTAGGCGGGTTGCCCGTCTTCCCGGGCTGCCAGTTATTTTTTCTTTTTGTCTTCCTCTTTTAATTCAACCTCTGATTCCAAATCGTCTTTGATTGCCTTCACGGCTTCAATTGTTTCTTTTGCCCGGCGGATGATGTCTTTTTGCTCCAACATCTGATTGATTGTTGTCGTGTAGTTGACTTCCTTTTCTCCCAATTTTTTACAAAGTTCCTCGTATCGGATTTCGGCTTCCGTCATTTGTCTTTCTGCGTCATCGCTCGCGGATTCTAAAGAACGTTTAACATCTCTTTCCCTCAGATCGAATAATCTGTCGATAAAATTAGCTCCGGATAAAATTGCTTTCAGTTTTTTCATGATTCCACTTTTAAGGTTAAAAATTTATGTTCGCCTATTAGGTCTATAGAATGTGTTTTTTTATTCGATTCTGTCATGGAGAATGTCCCAGAAAAATAAGCTTGTGGAAATCCTCTTAGTTCCCCATACATTCCTACATTATTATCTTCAAGCATATCATCGTACCAATTCCAACGTCCTCCATCTATATCTATTCTATAATAATCAAAAGCTTGGGATACAATAACAGCCGCTCTCCCACAATATATGTCCATGGATCCATGTGGATTTCGATGTTTAGAATGTACAAACTCTTCTTTTGGTTTAATTATTACTTTGTCTCCTACTTTGTATTTCATTTTTGTTAAAATTTAAATTCTGAGGTCGGTGCGGGATTCGAACCCGCGTACCCAGTTTTGCGGACTGGCTCCTGACCACTCGGACAACCGACCCTTTGCCGGAGCAACCTATATATATGGCCACAGTTACAATTGGCTGCCCCGGACTGATTAATTGTTGTTAATAATGGCACTCTGTACTTTTACCAGCTCTTTGTACCTTAATAGTTCCTGTTTAAGGGTTTCACATTCCTTAAAATATTTTGTCCAAGATGCATTTGCAGCATCGAGCTGCTTTTTTAAGTTTTCAATTTCTTTATCCTTTTTGTCACTTACATTTACATTTGCATTGTCGTTCATAACTTTTCCCTTTTAAAATTTTGCCTTTCGTGCTATCTCCCGACAGGACTAGGGCTACAATGTACTTTATATGTCACTTAAAAAAAGGTCCGGTGTGAAATGGAGATGTTGTGGTGTAAAGAAAAGAATGTCACCGGACCAAAGAACTCACGACATATTTTTATACAGGTTCCGCACCCTGTTCCCCCTTACTTTCACCCGGGGCGGTGTTAGGTTTACTTTGTTTAAGCCGGACCAAACCTTGCTAAATTCCTCCGCCATTACGTATCTTTATTTCAAATTGACAATAGAAGCACCGCTCCCCTGTACCTGTGGTAGAATCCCATTCCATTGCTTAATCTTTTCGTATTCGACTAGAGTTGGGGTTAAGGAATTTGAAATAATTCGGTTGGCCTCTGCCTCTGCTTTTGCTTTTGTCAATAAGCTCTTAGCTTCGCCTTCTGCTTTTGCGATATCTTTCTTGGCCTGAGCTTCTGCGCCCCGGATTTCATTCTCCCTCTGTTCTGCCTCCTGCATAGCTTTAATTTTATTATTCAAGGCGATCGTAACACTTTCCGGAACTCCTACATTTCCGAGTAAATAGATATCATTCAGTTTTATATATTTTTCGGCTGCCTTCTCTGTTGCTATCTTCTTTACTTCTTCAATAAAACTGATCTTACCTTCACCATACATTTGTTCTGCTGTTCGGGTGGAAGATGCTTTGTTAAATGCATCACGGACGGCATTCCTAAGAACGATGTTAGATATTTCTTCGCATCCTTTTTTGTACATTTCAAATACCCGGGGAACGTTAACTTCTTCGATTTGGTACTCGATACCGACATTTGCCGATAATTTCATTCCTTCCTTGCTCTGGAATTCAAAGCCCCGGTTACCTTCTTCATCGTCACTCCATACCTTGTTTTGACGTTGGGTGGGAAATAAAAACAATTCTTCATTAATACCGATCCAATAACGGCCGGGACCAAGTGCCTCGTAGTCGACACCCTTGTCTTTACCAAGGAGATAAAATTTAATACCTACATTCCCGGCCGGAACTTTAGAGCAAGAAACAAACAAGGCTCCTAATAAAATTGCAAATAATAGTTTTTTCATTTCAGTTTTTTGATTAGTTTATAAATAATGGGGAAATAGAAAATTACATATACACCAAGTGTAAATGCTCCCAGCATAGGAAGTTCGTTCGATTCGTGGCTGATACTGAATGGCAGCCAAAATCCAAAGAATACGATCGCTATAATTAAATGGATCGCTATAATTAAAATTTGTTTTCTGATTTTTTTTGTTTCCATATTATAAAAATTATTCTTTCCAAGTTTTATTATTCCGAAGAGACTTACCGAAGTCCTGTTTCTTCTCCGGCCACATCGCCCAACCCAAAATACCGGACATTATTGCGAAAGGAAGACTATGGTACTGCCCTCCGTAAATACTGCATCCTAATATTCCAAGGGCAAGAAGAAAGGCTAATATTGAAAAAGTTCTCATAGTGTCTTGTTTTTAAAATATTCAGTTCTGTTTGGAGTTCCGGCAATCAAAATAAGCCGCGACAAGTCATATCTTACCTGCCCATTTCCTTCTCTGTCCTTTATCCCTTTTATTAATCCCCATGACTCCCAATTCGTTATATTTTTCCTGCCAAAAACCTTGTAAGCCTTGCTCTGGTTTATAAAAGGAGATGCCGCCCCCTGCATGACAAGCGTTTCATGTACCGAAACCCTGATATCATTTATCCGGCTGTCTAACATCTGACGTATCCGGGAAATTTCATCCATAACAGCAAAATCACCTTTCATACTTTCCAATTATTTTATATGCTTCAATTACTTCCCGAGTCTTCACTTTCCATTTCTTTACGGTTCAATTAAAATTTTTAAAAGGGACACTTTACCTCTTAAAAAACAAATTTCAATTCCGGTTACAGTGGACACCACAAATATATAAAATTGGAAGAAAATACACCAATAAAGGTAAAATAAATTATTTTTATGCCTCAAAAACTTATGCTAACAAACTGCCTGACATAAGTTTTTAGATTAACATATGCTCAGGCACCTAAACCCTAAGCAGGCAAATTCCTTTATTTTAGAGTTCAACAGTAGTCAGGAATGGATCACCTGGATACTGAGTCTTTAAGAACACAAAACCATCCGACTCTACTTCACTCTTCCCAAATTTGTAATCAGGGAAAGTTACATTTTTGTACGCTGTAAGAACTTGCTCAGCAAGTTCTTGCTCTACCTTTTCGTAGTTAACGCTATAACCATTAGCGTCATCGTCTAAAATTACAGACCTCCAGTTATTTCCATCCCAGTAATTGTAGGCTAAGGCTTCTGTGTAAACCTCGTTTTCATCACGCCAGTTTTCGACAAACTCCTTGATGGAGTTGTCATCGCTCTCAACAAAATCTTCCCAAGATTTATTTTCTACCTCAAAACCGGCCGTCTGCAGGTCATTTAAAAATCTTTCCCGTAATTCAGTGCAATAACTATTCTCTAAGCAATAATCCTCGGCATTTTCTTTGCCGATCTTTTGTCCAAACTTGTCATAGCACTCCGATAGGCGAGTCGTTTCAAACTTATTTTCTTCGATAATATACATTATATTATCTTCTTCATTTCTTTTCAGTACGATTAAATCCATAGTTTATTTGTTTGTGTTTTTAAATTCATTATAAACCTGATTCAGATCAAACTGTCTTAAACAGCTTGCATCCTGTCCCTCATATTCACCGTAAACTCCAAATACAACCCCTTTGTAGAGCATAAAAGTAACATTAAAGTTATTTTCTCCATTACTTTCGAAATTTTCCACTTCGGTAGATTCTGCCATTTTTAATACGTCTCCATCCTTATCCTGTACAAACGGGCGTTTTTCAATACCCAAATCCTGATACATGTTTTCAGGAAACATAGTGTAGTTTTCCAAAATTTCAGCAACCTTATTACTAATTTCTATTTTTTCGTTGTTTACGAAAACTGCCTTACCTGTTTTGTAGTTATAAATTTTCATAGCCTTATTTTTTAAAATCATGTATTATTATTTCGATACAAATATAACACATATATTAATATTACACAAGAAAAAACAAAAATATTTTTCACTTATGTATTGAAAAATATAAAATTCTTTCCGGATATACATTATTTATCTATCTTTGTCGATAATATTAAATATAACATATATGCTAAGAGTAAAAGAGATTGCAAAGGAGAAAGGAATAACCATGCAGGTGTTAGCCAAACGGATGGGAATAACACAGCCTGGTTTATCTATGCTGCTGAACCGGAATCTTACATTACAAAAGTTATACGAAATAGCTAAGGCTTTAGATGTACCGGTTCCTGAGTTATTTAAAGAAGAAAGTAGTAGTGTCCGTATTACCTGTCCGCACTGCGGGAAATCTGTAACTTTAAAAGTAGAATAGCTGGGCTTAACCTCGCTATTCTACTTCGTCCCCCTCTTTTGTAAAGGTCTCCATTTGCTCCAGCTTTTCCCGGATGGCGATGTTTACGAATCTATTTTTATTACCTACATCCTTAAGTTTTTGCAATATATTTTCTTCTATGCGAAAACTTATCGGTAGCATCGTCTTCCCTTTCTTTCTCCCTGCCCCTGGTCTGGCTCCGCCACGTTGCTTCTTTTCTTCCATTACTTCTTTTTTTTACAATTTGTCGTAAGCATCGTTTGCTATAAAAACAGCGTCTTCAATACTTCCATTTTCGATAGTATCTTCGACGATTCTATCAACAAACTCGACGAAAGTTGCATAACCTTTGCCGACAGTCTTTTCTTCGTATTCTTCTTTCGTAAAATTGATGCCCTCGATTACATCGTATTTAATACTTTTAGCCTCTCTATATTAGAATTCTTCTTCAAAACAGAAATTATTAAAAAAGTCTTTTTTAAAAGAATCGGTAGGTTCATCCGGCTTTTCGTCGCTTTCCCAAAATTCCTTTGTTACATCGTCGCTCCACGTTTCCCACGCTTCGTACAACATATCTGTGTATTTGTCGAAGATTTTGCATTGTTCTATATTCATACCAAAATTGTTTTCTCTTCTACAGATGTCCTTAATTTGTTCTAAAGTTTCCATATTTTTAAATTTTAAATTATTATTTATTCATTTTCTTCGATACAAAGATAAGACATTGTTTTGAACTATGCAATACTTTTTCAAAATATTTTCCATGAAATGCGTTATTTGGAATAAGTGTAAATAAAAACAACTATGTATTCGCAAGTTTTAAAGTTGTAATTTGCTTTGTTATTCTTACAAAGAAATTATCTGTTTATCGTTTTATTATATACATATTGTTTGTTTTATAAATAAAATCATATAATTTTGTTGTAAAATAAACAATATGTAAAAATGGCTGCACCAAAAGGAAATCAGTTTTGGAAATTAAGAAGTAAACATGGACGAGACAAATTATTTGCCACGCCCGATCTACTTTGGCAAGCAGCCTGTGAATATTTTGAATGGTGTGATAAACATCCCTGGTATAAGTCGGAAGCAATAAAAAATGGTAAGTCGGTCGGGAAGATTGTAAAAATACCCACAGAACGACCTTACTCGTTAATGGGTTTCTTGGTATATATCGGAACCTCGCCGTCGTATTGGTATGATTTTAAGGCTGCTAACCATATAGATTTTTCCTGTGTCATTTCTGAAATTGAAAAAATTATAGAAACGCAACAATTTGAAGGTGCTGCAGTAGGTGCTTTTAATGCTAACATAATTTCCCGCAAACTGGGCCTTATTGATAAGCAGAATATTAGCACGCCGGAAGGAGAAGCTATTAATATTCGTTCGACAATAGATACACACAGAATTATATTCGAAAACTACGACAACGAAAAGGAGGAATAATAATGGACCTTGTTTTCCGCTTTAATCGTATTTATGCACCTGTTTTTAATACAGACAAGAGGTATATAGATATTTGGGGCGGACGTGGCCGGGGTGGTTCACATTTCGGGACAGATTATTTTCTAAATCTTATAACGCAACCTAAATATTTCCGTGGCTATTTTGTCCGGCAGGTTTTATCCGACGTCCGGGATAGTCTTTTCCGGGATTTTAAGGACCGGATTGAAGAAAATAAAAGTATTAATATCGACGATTTTCAGATACGCGATAATGACATGCGTATAACTTACTTACCGACCGGCAATACAATTTTAGCAAAAGGAGTTAGTAAGGACGGAAGCAGAACAGCAAAAATGAAATCCTTGGCAGGTGCTACACATGTCTTAATAGAAGAATGCGACGAAATTGGCGAGTCAGACTTTGATCAGCTTGATTTGTCGTTGCGTACGGTTAAAGCGGATAAAGTACAAATTATAAGGGTATTTAATCCGCCTTCGAAGCGGCATTGGATCTGGAGGGATTATAATTTAATAGAAAGTGATATTGAAGGATTCTTCCGTGCTATCCCAAAGGCAACTTCCGATGTCCTTTCGGTATGGAGTACTTACAAAGACAATATATCTAATATTCAAAAGTCTACAATATCGAAATTCGAGTCTTTTTTAGAAAATAACCCTGATTACTATTATAACCAGGTTTGTGGATTAATAAGCGAAGGCTCTAAGGGTAGGATTTATTCCGGATGGCTCCCAATTCCGGATTCCGAATATAATAAATTGGATTTACCTAAAGTATATGGACTTGATTTTGGATACAGTAATGATCCTAATGCGTTTGTAGAGATAAAATACGACGGGCAATATCGGTATGTAAATGAACTACTTTACGAAACAGGATTGGATAATTTAGCTTTAGCACAGCGTCTGTATGCTTTAGGGATAAGAAAAAATAATCTGATTATTGCAGATACAGGGAACGGAGGAGATCTTAGGATCGCAGAAATCCGGCGCGGGTGGAAAGAATTTCCTGAATTGAAGTTTAATATAGTCCCAGCAATAAAAGGCCCTGGTTCAATAAAATTCGGTATAAACAAGATAAAATCAGCCAAAATTTACCTGACTGAGTCTAGTGCTAATGGATGGAACGAATATCAGGAATACAAATGGCTCCTTGATGCCGATAAGCTCCCTACCGATCAGCCTGTAGATAAATTTAACCACATCATGGATGCAATACGTTATACAGAATTAGCCAAGGGATCTTATTTTTAAATTCAATACATTGTTATTATTTAAACATTTTGCATCAAAAATATTGCTTAAAATATTTTTTATATATATTTTTGTTTGAAATTAAACAAGCGATGGGTTTCTTAAATAAACTAAGGAATTTCAGTTTTAGGAGCAAACTAAATGTTGGGTCAGGGATAGATTCTATCGAAGAAGCTATCCGAAATTATTCTTTTATGGAATGGCGTCCCGGTAATGGCCTGCCTGATATCCACATCGATTTAGACTGTATAACAGGTATTACGGAAGCCTATAACAAGTGTTCTTCAATTGCTACAATTATAAACCGTAACTCTTCTGCGCTTGTTAATGGCAAATGGTGGTTAACGGATAAAAAAGACAATGATGTATTAAATAAATACAAAGGAATTGCCGCATTACTGGATAAACCTAATCCAATTCAATCTTGGTCGGAGTTCTTAATGCTCGTGGATGTATACAGGCAATTGTATGGGGAAGCATTTGTTTATGCTGTAGTCCCGGATGGATTTTCTATACAGGATGCTTCGGCACTTTGGGCGATAAATCCAAAGTACGTAAGTATAAAACTATCCGGTAAAATGTATTTGCAATCTAATGCCGACGAAATAATAGAAGGATATATCTTAAGTGTTAATGGGACAGAAATTGAAGTAGATAGTAGGTATGTATTGCATATAAGGGATGTGAACCAAAACATTAACATGTCTCCTAACGATATCCGGGGACGTTCCCGTCTTGTCGGGCTAGATAAATCCGTAAGAAACATTATACAGGCAGAAGAAGCTATTTATGCACTTAACAAAAACCGTGGAGCCCAAGGGATATTGGCAAACCGATCCAAAGATGCAATAGGACATCAGCAAATTGACGACGAAGAAAAAGACAGACTACAACGTAAATTTAATACAAATTACGGACTTCGGTCTAATCAGGATACTGTAATTATTACTAATGCAGATTTAGCGTGGCAGCAAATGTCTTTTAATGTAAAAGACCTTATGTTGTTCGAGGGGATAGAAAATAATATAAAGAGGATTGCCGAAGCATTTAACTATCCGTTTGAACTTTTAAATACAACAAATATAGCTTATTCAAATAAAGTAGAGGCTAAACGCGAACTTTATCAGGGGAATATAATTCCTACTGCAAAAATATACGCAGAAAAATTCACTTCTTTTTTCCAGATCGATCGTGCATTTTTCGTCGTCGATTTTGCAGATGTAGAATGTCTTAAAAAGACAGAATCAGAGCGGGCTGACACTATATATAAGCAAAACCAGGCATTTAAAATTGCATACGAGCAAGGTGTAATAAGCCTTGCAGAATGGCGTTTAGCTATCGGCATGGATGAAGAAATATATAAACCGGATAAAACGGCAAAAAATATAACAGAAAATGAGCAAGAAACAGGAGAAAATAGAAGCGAAGAAAGCAATGAATAGCAATAAAGTATTGGTGAAATACTTTTCTGCTAAAGAAATGAAAGATGTGGACCCGGACAACCATATTATCGAAGTTAAATTTGCCGCTTATGGCATGCCTGACAGCGACCGGGATATCCTGATCAAAGGATGTTTTTCCAAATCAATTTCAGAACGAGGTCCTGAATCGTCGACGAACAGAAAAATAGCTTTTCTTTGGCAACATGACATGCACGATCCTATTGGGAAAATTATAAAAATTGAAGAAAAGGATGACGGTGCCTATGCGACTGTACGCCTTAGCAATTTTGATGCTGTGCCTAATGCCAAGCGTGCTTATTTTCAGCTTAAAGATGGCGATATAAATCAGTTTTCTTTCGGCTTTAGCTATGTCTGGGATAAGATAGAGTACGATGAAGAAAGTGATACATTTATTGTCAAGGAAGTAAAATTGTATGAAATCTCCGTTGTTACCCTGGGTGCAAATGAACTTACTGAATATATAGGGGAATTGGAAAATGAAGATGAAATAAAGAGTTATCTAAAAGAAATATTAATTAAAGACAAAAATAAGTTTAACAAGATCAAACAGATCATCGTGGATATTGAAGCCGAGCCGGAGCAAGCGGGACAGCCACCACTCACTTTAAATCAGGGAAATATGTTTGAAAAACTAGCAAAATTAAGTGAAAATGAAAAGAATGATTAAAGATTTGAGAAAAGGAGGTTTTGCGGGTGCAAAGGCCCGCTATAGCTTTCGATTAGTATGTATTTGTTTCGGATTAATTGCCGTGGCTGCACTATTGTGTGTACTTTCCGGTGGAATTGGTTTAGGTGCAGGTGCAGTTTTAGCCGGGGTTGTCCCTGTTGGTTTTGCGTTACCGGATGGGGTCGATTTCAATGAAAAGGAAAGAGCCGGATTAAAAGCGCTGGCAGATCATTTTAATGCTCAGTTTAAATCTTACGTTGATAATAAAATCAATGAGGAAAAACTGATGGAGAAAATGCAGGAAAAATTAAAGAGCTGGGCTGACGAAAACGGAATCTCGAAGGAGGCTTTTGAAAAAATGCAGAGTTCTTTGAAAGAACAGGGGAAAACAATTACCAGTTTGAAGGAGCAAGGAGTGCCGGTAAAAGGAGCACGAGGTTTAAAATCCGCGTTTGAAAAGAATTACGACAAATTTGTATCTGCGGTTAAAGATAATAAAGTCGGATTTTGTATAAAATCTGTAGATGAACATACTGCAGCAAACATTCAGACTACATCCAATAGCATAACCACTACTTCCGGAGCAACTCTTGCGGAAGAAATAGGAGAGAATAACGAATTATTTATGAAACGGCGTGGCCGGGAATACATCCATGATATAGCCAATGTTACCGTTGTTGATGAAGTGCCTGAATCTTTTAACTTTTACGAAGAAGGAGACGAAAAAGGAGCTATTGCCGTTGTGTCTGAAAATGGATTAAAACCACAGGTACATTTAAGCCTGATTAAAAATAAAGTGGATGCAAAAAAAGCTGCTGGTTATATCGTTGTTACCGAGGAAATGCTAAAATGGCGTTCGCGTGCCTGGGCCCAAATTCAGCGTCTTTTTAATGATAAAGTATGGAGAGACTATGAGAAACTATTGACAGAAGATTTGCTGTCTAATGCAACTGCTTACACTACCACAGCGCTCGATGATACAATTGCTGCACCGACTGATTTTGATGCAATAGTTGCTTCAGTACTGCAACTTGAAAGCTTGGAATATAGACCGGACGTGCTGATTATTAATCCTGCGGATAAATGGAAACTTGCATTGACTCAGGCAAATAACGGCACTTTTATTCTGCCCTATATTCAGAATGGCGGAGAATTTTCTTTGCTTGGTCTTCGTGTAATTACTACTACCCGTATTGCATCCGGAACGTTCCTTATCGGAGAATCTGATACATGGTTTATTGAAGAAGAAGCACCACAAATAAGGACCGGGCTTGTTAACGACGATCTTATCCACAACCGGATGACAATTATCGGCGAATTATTCTTCCTATCCTATGTACCATCTAACAATGCCGGATCTTTTGTTAAGAGTACATTCAGTACAGTAAAAGAAGCATTAAAAGCTCCTGAGGCAGGAGTTGGAGGATAGATAACTCCGGGGCTTAGGTCCCCGGATAGTTTAAATTAGTAACATATTAAAAAATAATACAATGGAAACAAAGGTAGAAAAAGAAGCAAGAGTTGTTTATAAGGACGATATGGTAAAGATTGTTTATACAAACAAAAGTGTATATCACAAGGAAGGGGAAGAGGATTTTGTGCATCGGTTACAGGCCGAGAAGTTGGTAAAAAAAGGAGTTGCAAAAATGTCGCGCGGTAACTGATATGTTTCTGGATAACACATATTTTCAAGGAGAATTGTCGATCCCGAACCTGATATTCGTAGAACCGAAAGGAGTTGGAACGATGATCCAAGCCGTTAACGAACAGTCTTTCGATTGGTATTTGGGGAAATACGAAGTGAAATTCATGAATGAATTACTTGGTAGTGAGATGTATGCCAGAATGATGAAGGAGATAGAAGACGGGAATGAGTGGGGTAAGTTAAGGAATAAGATTTTTGTGTTTACAGGTTCGGGTAATAGCTATTCTCCTGCTGCAAACTATGTGTATTTTTACTCAATCCGGAGCATGCAGACACAGACATCACCCGAGGGAGAAGTTAGAGGCCGTAAAGATTATTCTTCTATCGTTTCTGTATCCCCAAAACTAGTAAGAGTATGGAACGATATGGTTGATATGATTGCGGATATCAGGGAATACGTAAATCAGAATGAAGTTCTGTACGGGAAATTGGGCGATGATGCAAGGTTGTTTAAATACATTAATACGTTTGGAATATGATTTCTCCTAATAAGCTTATCGGTAGCCTCGTTTTTCGTACTCGTAATGCGCTTGACTGGAATAAAGAGTTTAAGGACAATTTATTAAGTTATCCTTACAGTAAAAATTGTTTGGTAAACAATCATTTTTTATTGTGGCATTATCCGGGTACAAATAACGAGATATCGAATGCATTACTTGAAATCGGTAAGCATCCGAACGGAGCAAGACTAAAATTCCCTTCTTTTTTAAATTTTCAGCCAATCCGGCAAGAAAACAGGGGGAATGAGGTGACTATATTTTACAATATTGCAATTGTTGGTACTGTAAAAAGTACCTGGATGACTGAAAAACGGGAACACGAAGTATTTGAAAAGGTGCTCCGTCCTGTTTATGAAGAGTTTATTAGGCAAATACAAGCTTGTAGATATTTCAAAACAGACTATGGGAAACCTGATCATACATACTATGAAATTTTTACTACTGGAGAGAGCGCCGGAGAAATAATAAAGAGATACGGAGATAATATTGATGCAATAGAAATACATGGTATGGCTTTAAAGCTTAATACGAATCTGTGCAAATCCGATTTCCTTACAATCGAACGCGAGAATGCTGCAGTAACATCTGGTATTAAAGGAATTTTAAATTTTAGAGAAGAATGAGTATTGGACAAATTAAAAGTAATTGCAAAACAGCAACTCCCCTCACCGGGGCTGAAAGTTGTGCAAAACAGGAAGGGAAAGTATCAGCTTTGATTGTAACTGGCTTGAATGCGTACTTCCCTCTTGAAGATACGGATTTTACCGATGAATTAGGAACCCATGTTTATGAATCCGGTCCTAACCGGATTTATCCGATTAAAAATATCGTTGGGATGACCATTTCCGGTGGGGATATCAATGCCCCGGACCTCGGTACATACGGAGGCCCAGCACCGACAAACCTAAATGCGAAAAACGTGGCTTATCAGATTAATGCCGGCGATTGCATGTATAAAGAACTGGCAAAATTTAATAAGCGGAAAGTACGTGTAATTAGAGTGGACGACGAAGGATATGCCTATGGTACAATAGTAAAAAGAGGAAGCGAATATTTTTTCGCAGGATATGAAGGAACTTTGTACACACAACGTACGCCGACAGATGGTTCAACTGCATATAATCTGTCTCTTTTCGTATATTATACTCCGAATAACGAAGATGAAGAAAAAACCATGGCTGCAATAAATGTTGGTCTTGTGAATGTCCCTGACGGACTTTTAGGTGTTACTTTAAAAAAAGGGACAGCGAGTGGCTCGGCAACTGTAATTACAGCATGCGGAGCAGAAGACATTACTTCGGAATATGGGGAGAAGTGGAAGGCAACGATGTTTTTAAATGCTTCAGGAGGATCCCCTACGACAGTTACATATAATCAATCTACCGGTACTTTGACATTTGAACCCGCTGCAGCATACAGGATCGCGCCGGCGTCTGTATTAAATGCAGATATTCCCGGGATTGAAGGTATCAATGAACTAACCGATCTGTCATGAAAGTTATAATGGGGAAATACGTGATAGACGTAAATGAAAGTGATATACGAAAGTCACGTAAAACATCATGGGTCAGCCAACGTGTGAAGGCTTTTGAGTGGACAGGAATTGACCGGGACGTACTTACGGAGAAATTTTCAGAAGTATTTGACAGTATTAAGGAATCTGATACCAAAGAGTCCGAATAGTTTTATTTTGTTATTTTATCTGGAGGGGGTGGGTAGTTCCACCCCTTTATATTATGGGGATAAGGGAATTAATAAGAAAATATACGAAAATTCAGGAAAATATAAAAAATATTCCTGCAGTAATTAACGGAATTGTAGCAAGGGATAAGGATATATTACTTTCCCTTAATAGAGATCAGATGTTGTTGGGACGTAATGCAGAAGGTGAAGTATTAACACCTTCATACCTTAACGATCCGTATTTTAAAAGCAATTTACAGGCTGAAGCATATGCCCGGATGAAATACAAACTCGAACAGGAGCATAAAGCGCGTATTGAAAATCCGACACTATATCCGGACAAAGACAAGGATACCCCCAATCTTATTGTGACCGGTCCGTTTCAGGACAATATGTTTATTTTACCGGAAGGAGAAAGTTTTATTATTGGCTCATCATATCGAGATTCAAACGATATAGAGAATAAATATAACAATCTTGTATTTGGGATATCTCCTGAATCAAAAGAATATTTCTATAAAAATTTTATCCATCCTGCTCTATTAAAACTATTACAATGAGTTGCGATTGTTTAAAGAAAAAGACTACAGAGGCTGACAAAATAATGAATCAGGCACGTATTGAAAGTGAAATTGAAAAAAAAGATTATGTCGTATATGAAGAAGGGAACAAAACATTCTATGACCGGAAATCGTGTTGGCAAAAAGCGGGGAAACCCGGAAAAGTCAGAGGAATTATATTCTATTTACAGTAGTTGCTATGATTGTCCATTGAAGGTCTATATAGAAATTGTATGTAATAATAATCTGGATGCTCTTATAATTTCTGGGAATCCACCAAAAACAGTATTAGAAGATGCGAATAATAAAATAATTTCCGGCTATGCGGAATTATCAGGGAGTAGTATATCAACGAGATATAATGTTCTGCTTAAAGATATTTATTCATACAGATCTCAGATTGTCGGACTGACATTATGTCTGCAAATACTTCCTATTACTCCGGATGCTGCAGTTGGAAATCTTTCTAAACTGGGAATGAGGTGTTCCATTCCTGAGAATAATGAAGATATGGATCGTTTAATCAGAAAAATTGATTCCCGCATAAAAGACAGATCAATCCGGCTGAAAAAGGCACAAAAGGAATTTGATAGTATCCAAAAAAGTAATAAAAGTAAAGCAATAACCCCTAAAGATTTTTATGATCAGCTTGCGATAATAAGCCGGTGGGCCGGATTCAGAATTTCAGTGGACATTACACTTGCAGAATATGCTGTATATATTAAGCAGATGTCGGAATATGTAGAACAGTCAAAATCAATGATCAATGGCAAGAAGTACTAAAAATATGGAATTGGTACCACAGGAGGTACTAAATGAATTGATGGCATTAGATGTCCAGTTAGACAAAACAAAATCTAATCTACTGGAAATTTTAAAACCGGTTGTTGATATTAATAATGAATTACAGAAATCAGCTACAAATTACAAAACACTTACCGATTTAATCAATAAACAGAATCAGGTCGAAGCCAAAGCTATTGCCGAATTAGAAAAACATCGGGATACAATTAAACAAATTAAAATTCTTCAGGACAAACTAAGTTCTTATCAGAGTCAACAGACTAAAGATATAGAAATGTTACGGTCCGCAATTGAAGAACGTAAAAAATATAATGATGAAATTCAAAAGTCCGTAATAGCTAAACAAAAAGAATTTGAAGAGTCAACTAAAAGTGCAGATGGCATTAAACAGGAAGGGATTGCTTATAAAGAAATGGCCTCTGCAGCAAATAAAATCATAGGACTACGTAGTCAGAACATATCTTCCTTGATAAAAGAACAAGCTGCATTATCATCAGTGAAAGCAGAATTATCAAAGCTGAATAGAATAGAAAATGAAGGGAAAGAATTAACAGAAGAGCAAGTAGCTAGAAAACGAGAGTTGATAAATTCCGAGAAAGAGCATAAACAAATAATATCAGGTTTAAATCAGGTGATTCAAAACGATATTAAACTGAATCAGGCTGCTTCTGGATCAATGAATGAGATGGCTCAGTCTTTAAGTAAAGCAAGAATTGCATACCGAAATTTGACAGAAGAAGAAAGAAATTCACCATTTGGCCAAGAACTGTTAAAGTCAATACAAAAAACAGATTCGAAAATCAAAGAATTTGATGCATCTATTGGTAACCATCAACGTAATGTTGGTAATTATGCAGGAGGTTTTAATACTTTACAATATAGCGTCCAACAAGTTGCCAGAGAACTTCCATCATTGACAATGAGTCTTAGTCAATTTTTTCTGGCTATTTCAAATAACATACCGACCTTATCCGATGAAATAGTAAAAGCCAAGAATGCAAATGCAGCATTAAGAGCAGAAGGAAAGAAAGGGGTACCAGTTTGGAAACAGCTTATATCTTCCGTATTCTCCTGGCAAACAGCTTTAGTCGTTGGAATAACTGTAATTACTGCATACGGGAAAGAAATTAGTAATTTCTTTAAAGCATTGTTTGGAGCTAAGCAGGCATTAATTGAGGTAAGTGAAGTACAAAGGATATTTGGTGAAAATATAGCTAAAGATACAATTGAGTTGGATGTAATGATTGACAAATTAAAAAATACGACAAAGGGGACAGAAGATTATAACAAAGCCCGGATGAAAATAATTGATAAATATGGTGATTATCTGAAAGGGCAAAAAGATGAGATACGTAATCTAGAAGATTTGGATGCTGCATATAAGATATTAACTCAGTCGATAATTCAGAACTCTATTCAAAAAGGTTTACAAGAAGCTAATTCCAAAATGATAGAAGAATATAATAAAGGGATGGAATCTGCGTTAGGTGGTGTACTTGAAAAATTTGAGGAAAAATATGGTAAAGAAAAGGGAGCTGAAAAATTTATGACTTTTAAAATCGGTATTACATCCGATGATAAGGAGTTAAAGGATGCTGCAGAAAAAATATTTCACGAATTTGATTTTGAGAATAGCATGTCTAATCCCATAGGAAAATCTTTCAAATATATTGAGAATCACATGCGTCCGGTTGTTAACAATATTATAAGAATAAATAATAATTTGAAGGACGCTCAGGAATCTTCATTAATCATGGAAAAAACTTTTCTAAAAGTTTTTGGGACTGATACGGTTAAGAAATCAGATTCATTGCTTGGGAAGCAGCAGGATTTAAGGAAAGAAGCAGAATTGTTGCCCGAAAGTACAGAAGAGGAACTCAAATTGAAAAATAAACGTTTAAAGCAAATAGATGATGAAATAAAACGCCTTAAAGAGCTTGGTATAGAAACTGACAAACAAGCAAAGTCGAGAGAAAAAGAGGAAAGAAAAATTCATGATTATATTATAAAACTTCAGGAGAGGGAAAGAAATGCTTATAACCAAATGCTTTCTCTGAAAGAGAAAGAAGGTAGCGAAGCTAATAAAAGAATCGTTCAGGATGAAAGATTTTCTTATGAGGAACGCATCGAGGCCCTGAATAAATATAGTGAAGCTTTAAAAGCATCTGTAAAAACCAATGCATATGCTCAAATTGAGAAATTAATAAGAGAAACAACTATCGGATTAGGTAAAGATCCGGATAACGAAAAAGACCGGGCTGAAGTTGCCCAGAAGGTTTCAAATCAGGTCCTTTTAATAAGACAAAAAGAGGCATTGGAAATAGAAAAGATTACAGAACAGAGTGCTAAAACCCAATTACAAATAGAGGAAGATAGAGTAAAAAAAATGCTTAAGTCTATTCAGGAAGAAGCAGATGCGCGAAGTAGGGCTATATCCGGGAAAGAATCAACAGAATACGATTATCTGGCCAAAGATTATAAAAAAGGTTTAATGTCCGAGGAAGTATATCAGTCTAAAAAAAAGGCTATTTCGGATAAATATGCTTTAATACGTTTTGATGAAGAACAAAAAATGTTGGAGCAACAATTAAATACTTTTGGTCTGAAAGAAGAAGAAAAGAATGATATTGAAAGACGTTTGGCTGACAATCGCCTAGAATATGAAAAATGGGTAAATGAACAAGAGATTGCTGCAGCTGAGGCATTGGCAGAAAAGAAAAAAGAGCTTTTGCAGGATGTATTTAATTTCGGTCAACAGCTTATCGAGCAACGTTTCCAGAACCAACTTAATGCCCTTGAAGAAGAGTCTGAGGCAAATGATGAATGGTCTGAGCGTGAGAAAGAACGTATTGACCGTTTGGAAGAAGCCGGTGCAATTTCAAAAGAGCAAGCGGATGCCAGAAAAGCAGTTGTGGATGATCAGGCTGCAGCCAGAGAAAATGAATTAGAGAATAAACGTGCTGAAATAAGGAAAAAACAAGCTGTATTTGAAAAAGCTATTGCAGTGGCAGATATTATGCGAGAGCTTGCTTCTGCGATTTTTAAAATTCAAGCAGAAGCTGCAGCAGCTGCTGCGATTCCTTTTGTTGGGGCTGCATTAGCAGCAGCAGCTTTAAGTCAAATACCTTGGATAACTGCAATGGCTGGAGTACAAGCTGCAACAGTTCTAGCAACTCCTATCCCTGAATATGCACAAGGTACAGAAGATCACCCGGGAGGTCTGGCTATTGTTGGAGATGGTGGGAAATCTGAAATGATTATAGCAGGAGGAAAAGTTTTCCGCACTCCATCGACGGATACACTGGTCGATTTACCGCCTCATTCTGTCGTATTACCGGATTTTAATGCGGGAATGAATACATTGAAAGCTCCTGATATCCATATGAGTGATCGGGCTATTTCTTTTGAAGAACTTTCAGCTTTATTAAAGGAGGGTAACCAAAAAACTGATACATTATTGAAAATGTTCCGTCAGAACATTAAAAATGAGTTGTATGCAAGAGAATTAAATAAAGTAAATCGTATTACAAGATGAAAATAGTAAGAGATTATATAAAATGTGTTGTTATAGAAGGGGGAGCATATGAAAGAGGGGAATTTGCCGGCAATATGTGGTGTAGAGTAAATGAAAATGGAGAATTTGAAACCCATCAATATAGTTTGTCAAGACTATATATATTAGATAATAGAAAAAAAGATGGGACGTTAGGGCTATATAAACAAGTTGAATACAATGGATATTTAAGGGATAGCGCTGAGATTGTAATGCTTGATTCCAATTTAAATGTTTTGGACCATATTAAAAATACGGGGGATGGGCCTATAACTAACGTAACATTTAATATACCTGAAAATTGCAGGTATGTATATTTATCTTGTGCGTCAGATTACGAAAAGAACTACTACTTAAGAGTTTTTGAGGGAGATTTTATTGATGTAACTCAAAATATTGAAAATCTGGATTCTTTAGAGAATGTATTGTCGCGTGATGGTGTATCCGGTGTTATATCAGAGGTTTCTTTTGAAATAAGTTTTGTTTTATCTGCAAAAGATTTTGTAAAAGACATTTTCTTCCGTAAAGGACTTTATGGGAAAGCTTTGTTAAAAATTTATCGGAGAGGTAATTTTGACAATGATTACAAACTAATAAAAGATATAAATCTTGATTTTAGTACATACCAAGAATATGCAGATCGGGTTACAGTGGAAGCAGCAAAATTTGATTTACTTGAAATAATTAATTCAGAGGGGAAAACAAAATATGAAGTACCAGTATCAGAAATCTCTGATACTAAAAAGTGGAAGTATGAAAGAATGAATTTTATTAATAACGGCGTTTATGAATTACCGACATCTCCGATAGAAACAATATCTTCAACATCCAGTATAATCCTCCCATTAAGTTTATCAAGTTCTGAACTAATTCCTGGGGAAGAAATTGATTTTAAATCTCAATCTTTTGGCGGTAGTAGTAGTGATGATTATTTTGTCCTTAATGCAGGGAAAAAAGAAGTCAGTATTCATGTTGAAATGAGTTATAAGTTTGAGTATGATGGGAAGTTAACATATGGTTTGCCGGGGACATTCGATTATAATAAATTACTTTATGTTCATCTGATAAAAAATACAAATGACAATAAAAACCAAGAAATTATAAAAGAATGGGTTTTGACTCCAGAAGCAGGAACAAAAGAAGAAAATAAGTATATAATAGGTATGTTTAAAGCAGAAATGGTGCTTGATACTTATATAACTTTAAAAGAAAACGAGAGTTTGACACTTCGGCTAGACGTAGATAAGAATTATAACAAAGACCATATCCTGATGATAAGTACAGGAGATATTACATTTGTTGAGAAAGATGATAAACTTACTTTTATTCTTTCGTATATAGAAAAGAGTGTAAAAGTATTATATATAGATTTAATTGACCCAACGACCCTTATGCAACATTATTTAAATGACATGTCTGGAGTTAACGGTCTTTTTTCTGTACAAATAAATTGGAGTGAGAGTAATTACAAAACAATGCTTATTGCAGCAGAAAGTATAAGACAAATTCCTGGAGCTAAATTATACGGATCACCAAATGATTTTTTTGACTGGATGAAAGTATTAGGGTATGAATATGATATTGACGGGACAAAGTTGATTTTTAATTTTAGGGATGAGTATTTTAAAAGTTCATTTGCTGCGATGTCTATGCGAAAAGATGAAATTGCAGACTTGATTATTAAGGCAGATAATACCTATGCTTATACTTCTGTTGAAATAGGATATGATAAGCAGGATTATGATACCATGAATGGCCGATGTGAACCCAATGGAATGTTTTCTTACACAACCGGATATATAACACGTACAGATAATAAATTAAGTCTAATAAGTCCTTATCGGGCCGATTCCATAGGTATTGAAATGTTGTGTCAGGAAAGCGATAAACAGACGACAGACACAGATTCTGATAACGATGTTTTTTTTGTTGCCTTAAAAGAGAATAGCGAAGATTACTCTGAATACAAAGATATCTATATTGAAGATAAGGATTTCTCTAGTCTGAAACTGTTTAATGCTCCGTTTAATCCGTATTATTTAATAAAAAGAAACCAAAGCCTGATAGGGATAAATGCTGATAAGGTAAAATTTAAAGCTACAGATATGAGCCGGACGGCAATTATAATAGATAACGGGCAATCTGTTGATCCATATGCCGATCAGATAATTTCTAAAAAATTATTTGAACCAATTATATATAACTTTGCGGCAGGAAGCAATAAAGATTTACCTGATCATGCTGTCAGGAATGGGTTGGTTAAAATAAATTGGAAGGATGAAATTTACACTGGCTTTATTAAGGAAATCAGGAAGAATTATGCTTCCGATACAGAAACCACTTGGGAATTATGGGGATTTAAAGATAGGGCGGTGTAATTGTTTTAAATAAAACATTTCATGTATAATATTTTATTATTTGTATTGTTTTTTATATTTTTGTTGAAAATACAACAATAATATGTCTGCTATTTTTATATCTGAATTTAGTTCTCTGAATTTTAGAAAAGACTGGAAATTGTCTTTTCAGCAAAATGTAGATTACATACCAAAATTTCTTCCTACTGATAATATTCAAGTTCAGTATGTTGTCAAAGATTTTACACTAACCCCTTATCTTAAAAATATATGTACTGGAGAAGTCCAACAACTTTCTCCGGTACTTTTACTTGAAACTGAATCGGAAAAATGTTATCAATTAACAATTAATAATTCTTCAATATCCTCAGATACAGAGTTTAATTTATACTTTGCTTCCGATCAGGATGGGGAGAAAATTAAAGATGCAAATTTTTGTGTTTGTACTGAACTGCCCGATACGATTCTTCTTGAATATACTAACCGAAAAAATGTTTACGAAACAATTTTTGACGGTATAGACCGATTTTTATTCAGGGTAGAAGGGGCTTTTTTGCCTCAGGAAATATCCTTTGAAAATAATACAGAAGAATTTAGAGACCAACGATATGTATCTAAAATTCTTTCTTCTACAGCATTTGAAAAGAAAACTTTGACACTTGGTGGCGGAATGGGAGTTCCTAACTGGGTAGCAAGGAAAATCAACTTGATTTTTTCCCTAAGCTCCGTACATGTTGAAGGGAATCCGATGGTGAGAAGTGAAGGCGGAGCTGTTGAATTAACTGAAATCGGTAAATATTATCCTCTTTATATTTATAAAATAGTACTTGAAGATGGAGAAGATAATGAAGACACTGGAGATGGTATTATTGAATATTTGAGGGCGGTAGACGAAAAAAAAAAG